CAATATCTACATTTACACTAATATTATTACCCGTTATATCTTTATATCTATCCGTGGAAGATGTATACATGGTGAAGAAAGTAAAACTCTTGCATATGTATTATACGTATTATTGGATAGATAGAAAGATATAACGGGTAATGATATTAGTATAAATGTAGATATTGATTATATAGAAGAAGATGATTTATATATAATGATTATTACAACGTAACTATAATATATTACAGGAGGAGTAAATGACTAATAATTATACAGTATTGCATTGTCATACAATGTTGAGTAACGCAACAACTACAATAGACAGTGTTACAAAATTTCAAGATTACATTGATAAAGCTAAAGAATGTGATATGAAAGCATTAGCAATATCTGAACATGGGAATATAATGGAATGGTGGCATAAGAAATGTGCAATAGAAAAAGCGGGTATGAAATATATTCATGCCTGCGAAGTCTACATTACAACGTCATTAAAAGAAAAATTTAGAGACAATTATCACTGCCTATTAATAGCTAAAAACAAAGAAGGGTTTCATGAGTTAAATCGTTTAGTTTCCAGATCATACAATAAAAACGATGGTCATTTTTATTACAATCCACGTATCACTTATGATGAATTAAAAAACACAAGCGATAATATTATTGTATCAACCGCATGTGTTGGTGGAATAATGAATAAGGGTGAGGACACTTTGCAAAATGATTTTTTATTATGGTTATATAAAAATAAACATAGGTGCTTCTTAGAGATACAACATCATCAAACAGCAGTACAAGTAGAATATAATAAAAAATTAATTGATTTATCTATAAGGTATGGTATTCCTTTACTAGCTACCACAGATACACATTGTTTAAACGAAAAACATGTAAGGGGACGCAGTATCTTACAGAAAGCTAAAAATATTTATTTTGACGATGAAGAAGGTTGGGATTTATATTTTAGGACATATGATGAATTGTGTGATGCTTTTCAGCGACAAGGAATAGCCGAAGAAATATATAAAATAGCTTTAAATAACACAAACAAAATTGCTGATATAATAGAGCCATTTGAACTTACTAAAGAAACTAAATATCCTAAAATATATGATAATCCATTACAAACTTTTAAAGACAAAATCAATAAAGGGTTTAAAGATAATCAGTATATAAAACAAAGGTACTCATTTGAAGAAGTAGAAAAAAGACTGTATGAAGAATTGGCGGTTTATGAAAAAACTGGGTCTATTGATTTTATGCTTATGCAAGCTTATTTAAGAGAATGGGAAAAAGAAAATGGAGTGCAATGTGGATATGCGAGAGGATCGGCTTCCGGAAGTATGATAGCTTATCTACTTAACATAACTCAGATGGATAGTTTGAAATTCAACTTAAATTTTTTTAGATTTATGAATCCTGATAGAGTAAGTAATGCGGATATTGATACTGATTACTCTGAAAGAGATAGAGAAAAAGTAAAGAGGTTTCTCTTAAAAGACCATATGAACATAGACAATATTCAGTGCAGTGAAATTATCACTTTTAATACTATAGCTGTCAAAGGTGCTATAAAAGACGTAGCAAGAGCTATGGATATTCCCTTGGATAAAGCTCAACACATTAGCAATCAAATTATTAATGACGAAATTCCTAACGATTTAAGACAACAATATCCTGAATTGTTTGAATATGTTGATATCGTTAACGGTGTTGTCATGTCTATTGGTTCACATCCGAGTGGGGTTTTAGTAACAGACAGAGATATTAATTCAGAAATTGGCACATGTACACTTTCGACATCAGATTATCCAGTTTCAATGTTAAATATGAAAGAGCTTGATGATTTAATGTATGTGAAATTAGATTTACTCGGACTCGACAATATAGGGATAATAAACGATACTTGTAAAATGATAGGTTTAGATAGATTTAACCCTGACAATATTAATCTTAACGATGAGGAGGTGTGGAAATCCATAAGAGATGATACAACATTAATATTTCAATGGGAGAGCGAATCATCAGCTAAGTATCTAAAAAAATTCATGTCAGATTCTACTATTGGAAAAGTAAGAAATACTATCCCGGATTTTTCATATATCAAATGGTTTTCGTTTGGTAATGGATTGATACGTCCTGCTTGTGCAAGCTATCGTGACGAAGTGGCAAATGGTAAGTTTAGTACAACGGGATTAAAAGAGCTTGATGAATTTTTAGCACCAACACTTGGACGAATTACTATGCAGGAGGATATTATGCGATTCCTTGTAAAGTTTTGTGGATATTCTCAGGCTGAGAGTGATACCGTAAGACGTGGAATCGCTAAGAAGAAAGGGACGGAACAACTATTGCCTGAAATAGAAAGACGATTTGTAGAATATGTTAATGCAGAATTTGGGGTTGATAAAGTAAAAGCACAAGAAGTTATAAAGCCATTTATCCAAACAATTCTTGATGCGAGTTCATATGCTTTTTCATGGAATCATTCTGATGCATATAGTTGTATCGGATATATAAGTGGATATTTAAGATACTATTATCCATTAGAATTTTTAACAGCCTCATTCAATACATTTTCCGATAAACTTGATAAAACACAGAAAGTTACTGATTATGCCAAAAAGCATAATATCAAAATCAAAGCACCAAAATTTGGTTACGCTCATAACGAATATATGTGTGATAAAGAATCAAATACAATATACAAAGGACTTGGCTCGATAAAGGATATGCAATCAATAGCAGCAGATATAATGCTTGATATTGCTGACAAAAATCCCGAAACATTTGTTGATGTATTATTTCTTACTGAAGAATGTAAAATCGACAATAAAAAAATCAACAAAAAATCATTAGATATATTACTTAACATAGGGTTCTTTGATGTGTTTGGCACGATTCCTGAACTTAAATCAATCTTACATTGGTTCGACAAGTATAAGAAATGTAAGACTGTCAAGCGAGAAACCTTGACAGATGAATGGTTGATTGAAATTATTCGTAAGAACGCTGGGAAAAAATCAGAAAAACAGTTTAGAGAAATTGACAACAAGGGTATCGTAAAAGATATTTATAACATATTACCTAAACAAGCCGAAAATAATACTGCATTAATAAGGAATCAAATAAAACACTTAGGATATGCTGATGTCGGAAACGATAATATATCACCATTAGAATACTATGTACAAGACGTAAATGAGGATAAATGGGGACGAATATGGTTGTCTTTATATCAATTATCAAGTGGTATATCAAAACGATATAAATGTGATAAAACATGGTTTAAACGCTTGCCATGTATCAAAGATGATATTATTAAAGCGATATTCAAATCAAAAGAAAAGATGAAAGTCGTGGGTGAAGATGAAGATGGCAAAAAAATATTTGCAAGAACAGGTGAATATGAAAACATTGTAAAGGGTTATTCTATTGTAAAATAATCATTGACTTTTAATATGTTTGTTGATAAAATTATCATAGAGCGAAAGGATATAAAAATGATTTTAGAAATAAAAATAAAAAAACTTGTTCATGCAAACGACAACTTTCAGGTTTTAGGATGTATACCACTCGGAGATTATCCCTCTGAGTTGGTATTGCATCCTACATATCACAATTTTACTGTAATTGATTATTCTTTGAGGTTGCAGGAGAACAGAAATTATAAAGTAGAAGTCGAAGCAGAGCAGTCTAAACGTGGTTTACAATATCGCTTGATATCAATACCTTCATTGGAATTTGAGTCGGTGACAGATATTACAGATGATATGGAGTTACAACTACTTGAAGAAATAACCACACCATTACAGGCTTCAAATATACATAGTGTATATCCGAATTTTATACGTCTTGTATTGTCAGGTAAGCAGAATAAAATTGATATAAACAAAATTCCTAATGTTGGACAGACACGATTCACGCAGTATATAGATAAGGTAAAAAAATACTTTAATTATTTCTTATTGAAAAATAAAATAAAGTGGATTGATCTGTCTAACCAGGACTGCAAAGAATTATTAAGTATATATGATTATGATATGGATAAAACAGTCACAGAGATTGAAACCAATCCATATAAAAATCTATATGATATATGTAATAAGAGTTTCGCAAATACAGATATAGCTATAATAAAACATAAACCTGAATTGAAATTATCATTTACACGTATCGAGTATATGATAGAATGGGTGCTCAGAACCATGGAAGGGCGAACTTGCTCTACATGGTTTGATGCAAGCGAAATCGCACAAGCTATATATAAAGTTGATAGTGATGTTGTAAGTCGGATGAAAGATGTTTGTATTGGATCAGATATGTTGATATACGAAGAAGACAAAAATTTGCTCCAACGAACATCAACATATTATGCCGAAAAGAAAATAGCAGACTTTCTTAAAACATCACTTAAAAGTAACAAAAGATATAACTGGAATTGGCAAAAATACAATCATATGAAAGATGGTGAACTTACTGGCGAACAGCTTAATGCCTTGAAAACATTTTGCGAAAACAAAGTAATGATTTTGCAAGGATATAGCGGTACCGGAAAAACATCATCTATGATGGCTTTATTGCAGATGATTGAAGATTATGGTGTAACATATACTATACTTGCACCTACCGGTAAAGCAGGAGCGAGATTCTTTGAACAGACAGGCAGACGGTGTTCAACAGTACATCGTGTTTGTATGAATGACAATCATATTGATTCAGACATAGTTATCGTTGATGAATTTTCAATGATGAGTATAGATTTATTAAACATGCTATTTAATAGTATATCACATGAAACAAGGTTGGTGTTCATAGGTGATTCAGAACAAATACCATCAATCGGTCTAGGTCGAGTGATGAAAGACATGATTGAGTCTAAAAAAATTCCTATAGCAACATTAACTAAGTGTTTTAGATTTAAAGAGGGAGGTGCAAGTTATGTTTCCGCTTTGACAAGAGATAGAAAATGGTACTTTAATAAAGCTCAAATGGCTCAAATAGCCTTGAAAAAAGAGCTTAAATTAGGTACTAATAACGATTATCATTTTATAGAGTATCAAGATTTAGACCAGCTCATAAACATATATATGGACTGCTTAAATCAAGGTATAAGTCATAGGGATATATGTATGTTAATACCATACAATATTGGTAATTGTGGCACACTGGTTGTAAATAATATGATACAGGAACGTATAAATCCAGTGGATAGTGTAACCGATGTAGTTAAATGCAAATATCGAAATACCGAATATTTATTACATAAAGGCGATTTAGTGATGAATATAAAAAACAACTATTCTGTTTTGACTAAAAAAGGATATGAAGATATATCGTGGAATGATTTAACAATAGAAGATGCTAAAAAATCTGCTGTATACAATGGTCAGGTTGGCGAAGTTTTAAGAGTTATCCCTTACGATGAGGTATTAAAAACGAAAGTGGTTGAAGTTGATATTGATGGCGAAGTATTTATATTTAGTGGTAATGATATTAGTAATTTGATATTAGCTTATGCAAGTAATCCATATAAATATCAAGGCTCACAATCAAAATATGTAATTAATGTTATCATACCTGAACATCAAAGATCATGGAATAAACAATTATTGTATACAGCACAAACAAGAATGAGTAAAAAACTTATTGAAGTAGGTGATATCGATACAATGATGTATGCCGTTGATACACTTGGTGATGATAATAGAAATACAAGATTAAAGGAATTCTTGAATGACTGATTATAAAGGAGGAATGATTATTTGAATGTAATTAAAAGAGATGGCAGGGTTGTTTTATTTGATAAAACAAAAATTTGCGATGCTGTGTTAAAAGCTATGCAAGATGTAGGTGAAGTAAACAAAGAGTTAGCTAACAGAATCGCTAACGATATTAGCCATATTGATGTCCAACAAATTTCTGTAGAAGAATTACAAGATATGGTTGAAGATAAATTAATGAACAGCAAAATGAAAAATGTTGCTCGGTCTTACGTAAGATATAGATACAGTCGTGAAGTATCAAGAGCGTTATCAAATGATTTAGAAGACAGGTATCATGAATTTATTTCGTTAATAAGAGGTGATAATGAAGAAGCAAATAAAGAAAACTCAAATAAAGACACGAGAATAATTCCTACTATGCGTGATTATCTTGCAGGATTTATTTGCAAAGAAATGGCGACAAAAATGATTCTTCCTAAAGATATTGTAGAAGCACATAATGAGGGAATTATTCATTTTCATGATATGGATTATTCGCCCGGTATGCCTATGAATAATTGTTGCTTAATTAATTTAGAGGATATACTTCAAAATGGTACAGTAATCAGTGGAACTATGATTGAAAAGCCACATTCGTTTAGAACAGCTTGTACAATTACTACGCAGGTGATAGCCCAGGTAGCAAGCTCCCAGTACGGAGGTAATACAATAAATCTTGCGCATTTAATTCCATTTGTCAAAATAAGCAGGCAACGAATTATAGCAGAAGTAAAAGCGGAAGCTGCTGAAATATTAAATAGTGTAGGCGAACAAATAGATATTACCACTAATTTAGATGATATTGTAGAAGAAAGACTTAAGAGAGAGATCGCTGACGGAATACAAACAATTCAGTATCAATTAATCACAATAAGTACAACTAATGGTCAAGCACCGTTTACGTCTATATTTATGTATCTTAATGATGTTGACGAAGACAGTAAACACGATTATGCTATGGTTATAGAAGAAGTTCTACATCAACGCATAAAGGGTGTAAAAAACGAAAAAGGAGTATATATTACCACCGCTTTCCCTAAACTATTATACGTACTCGATGAAAACAATATACATGAGAACAGCAAATATTGGTATTTAACAAAATTGGCTGCCGAATGTAGTACAAAGAGATTAGTTCCTGATTATATCAGTGCTAAAAAAATGAAGGAATTAAAAGGTGATGTGTATGGATGTATGGGTGAACATATTGCTCATGTAAAACCTTGTGAACCATTACCAATGGGTGTGTAACTAACGTTTAGTAATTGCAGTAAATGGCAATTAATAGTTATGCTAACGGGGAAAGCTAAACTGATTAAAGTCAAATAATCAGCACGCTAATCCCGTGCCAAGCATTTATATATTCATCTAAAAATTATTGATATTGCAAATAATGAAATTATGTTATGTAAGTCCAAAGCTGATCGCTATAGAATGATAAAACATGACGGATATTTATTTACTAAATATCCAAATAAAATATTTAAAAATAGATATAAACTTTATAAAGAAGATGAATATACAAATGAAGGTCAAACGACTATCGAAAACATAACTGCTTAAGCAGCGAAGAAGTGAGTAGAGTACACTTAGATTTGGTACTAAGTGGAAGTGCAAGGCATTAACTTATGTTAATGAAGATATAGTCTAATGCAGTAACCAGTATGGAAACATACATCTGCATTGTGTAGAAGTTTCTTAACCCCTGACCTTATCAATCATAAATACTGGGGGAGGTTCAATCAAGGTGTAATTACTTTGAACCTTCCAGATGTAGCTTTATCATCAAATGGTGATTTTGATGAGTTTTGGAAGATTATGGACGAAAGATTAAATTTATGCTATCGGGCATTAATGATTCGTCACAACACATTAAAAGGAACAAAGTCTGATGTAGCTCCGATATTATGGCAACATGGAGCATTTGCGAGATTAAAACCGGGTGAAGTAATAGATGAATTATTGTATAATAACTATTCCACAATTTCATTAGGATATGCAGGTCTTTATGAATGTGTCAAATATATGACAGGACATAGTCATACTGAACAAAAAGGATATGATTTTGGTAAAAAAGTCATGAAGTATCTTAATGATATATGTGCAAAATGGAGGGAAGAAACAAATATTTCGTTCTCATTATATGGTAGCCCTATAGAGTCTACTACTTATAAATTTGCGAAGTGCTTACGTAATCGTTTTGGATTAGTAGAAGGAATTACTGATAAAAATTATGTTACAAATTCATATCATATAACTCCAAGCGAGCCTATAGATGCTTTTCGCAAGTTAAACATTGAATCACGATTTCAAGAACTTAGTCCAGGCGGTGCAATATCATATATTGAAACACCTAATATGACTAAAAATGTAGATGCTATATTAGAAGTAATCAAGCATATATACGAAAAAATCATGTATGCTGAAATTAACACTATGACAAGTTACTGTCATGAATGCGGGTGTACTGATATTCATATGGGTGATGATTTGAAATTTCATTGTCCTCAATGCGGGAATGATGATTACAACAAAATGAATGTAGCTCTTAGGATATGTGGATACATAAGCACAAACCCATTTAATGATGGTAGAGCCGAAGATATTCATGATAGAGTGTATCATTTAGGAATGGAGTAATATAATGTCGAATTACGCTAAAATTAAAACATTTGATATAGCTAATGGCAAAGGAATACGAACTTCTATTTTTTTTAGTGGTTGTGAATTTTATTGCAAAGAATGTTTCAATTCAGAGTTATGGAATTTTAACTATGGATATCCATTTACTAAAGGTGTTTATGAGAAAAAAATCTATCCAACTATTACTAACCATATTGCTGGACTTTCTATCTTAGGAGGTGAACCACTTCACTCTTATAACTTAGAAGCAGTGAGTCAACTATGCACATGGTTCAAAACGGATTTTCCGCATAAAAATATTTGGTTGTGGACTGGATATACAATAGAGGTCTTAATCGAAAAAGCTAAGACTAATGAATATATGAATAATATATTAAACAAAGTGAATACTATTGTAGACGGTAAATTCGATGTTTCCCAAAAAGATTTATCATTACCGTTTAGAGGTAGTAAAAATCAACGTGTTATATCAAATATTCATGACTAAAAATAGGGATATAAAAATCCCTATTTTTTATTGACAATATTTCATTCATAGTTTATAATAGTCATATCAACAGAAATACAGGAGGTACAGAGAATGAAATTTACGAAACATCATAATGGTTGGAACTTTACTATAGGCGGTGTAAATGGCAACGCATTCATGATAAAATTACGATTTATTTGTAATACTAAAACATTAAGGCTTTTATTAGACCTTAATCACGAAAGGTTAATAAACCTGTTTGGATTTAATCATAGGGAGTTTGCTATAGGAGGTATAAGATGAAAAGCTATAAAGATTTTGAAAAAATATACATAGGCTGTAGCGATATTGGTAGCTTGATTGTAAGAGGTTCACATATGGTAGGCGAAATCTTCTTTGCTTCAGATGGTAGATATGAAGCATATGAATGTTTTGGTGAAGTAGAAATCCCACAACACTACAATTTAGTGTATGCAGGACGCACATGGTTAAAGCTGTATGATGATGAGGGTCTTACTTATAGTCGATGGAAACCAAATGGCTATATTAAATTTGATATCTATAGAGCTGGAGATTTTGGTTGTATTATTTATTGGCATAATTAAAGGAGGACGAAATGATATTCAATATATACAGAACTAATAATTTTATTTTTTTTGAAGATAACCCGCCTTGCAACAAAGCGTTTATTAAAGAATTTAAAAGACCTGTATTGGGCGATAAATACAAAATGATACAAAATAAAGATTGGTTCATTGAATTAAATACCCTTGAAGACTTATTAAATTTCAAAGAAGAAGTCGGTGAACCTATCATAATTAATGATGATTTTGGGGAGGATAATAATATCGGCGTAAAATATTCTATAGAAATATATGATAATTACAGAGAGTGAGGAAACAAAATGGTAAAAACAAAAATCTTAAAATTTAAAGGAACATGGAATGACGTTCTTAATGATTGTCGTTCTACAGTTGGTAAAGAACCGCTCGATAAAGAGCCATCTGAAGCGTTCAAAAAATCAATGCTTATAGCGGAACATTCACCTATAAGAAACATATTCGTTAAATGGATATGGGAGAAAATGCCTCACTGGGTAACAGTTCATTGGTGCAGGCATAAATGGGAATGTTATATAAAAAGTCAGCGCGAAGATAGAAATGGTATACCAAGAGAAGAACTATCACAGGTAGAACCACAAAACTTCACAGGCGAAGCAAATATACAACACCTGATAGATACCTGGAGGAAACGATTGTGTTATACAGCGTCATCTGAAACAAGACAGTATGCAGAAAATTTCAAAGATACGCTGCATGATATCGATCCATATATAGCAGATGTGTTAGTGCCTAATTGTGTATATAGGTGTGGTTGCCCTGAACCACATAGATGTAATTTTTTCAATACTATGTCAGATTTTGACGAACGATTTAAATCAACAGACATTCAAACACGATATGACGCATATAATGAGACTTTTTATAATAGAAACAACAAGGAGGAATGATATGTCTGATGAATGGAAATTATCACCAAAAAGCTGTGCTATTGTAGCAATGTTAGATAGTGAAATAATTGATGATATTGATGATGAAAGAGTTAATAAATTCTGGAGATTATTTCAGTCGAATATGTTAAAACGTGGTTATATAAAATTAGAGGAGGACGATAACAATGAGTAAAAAAACAGAGTTTCAGAAACACAAATCAAGAATGGCTAAATTAGAGTATCGTATGGCAAAAGAAGAAGAATTGAGGAAAATTCAAAGAGAAGCCAAGAAAGGAGAGAAGAAATAGATGAATACGCTTGAAATGCTAACAGATGAAATCTTCAAGATCATAGATGATATTGTTTATGAGGATAATGTTAAAGAAGCGGTGTATGATTATCCGTCAAAGGTTATTTTTAACCCACCTGCTACCATTGTTATATTCAACGATGGTACAAAAATAATATCAAAGTGTGATAAAGAAGATAAATTCTCAAAAGAAACAGGATTTCTTATGTGTATGCTAAAAAAGAATTACGGCAATGCTATGGTTCACAAAATGCTTGAAAAGTTTGTTTATTCAAAAGAAAGAGGTGTTAAAAAGGACGTAAAGAGGGTGCCAAAATCTAAAAAACTTTAAATAAAAATAATATTTTATAAAAAAGAAAGGAAGGAAGATATGGATAATTCAATAATGATAGTATTTGTATCGCCCGAAGAAAACAGTAAAGACCCTATTACAAATTTCTTAGAGAAGATACAAGCTGTGAAAAGGTTTTGCGATAAACATAATGTATATATGAGATTTTTACCACTTAATGATAACATCAGTGATATATCTTGTCTTATTGATATATGTCCTAAACGCAATGCTAAACTGTCAAAAGAAGATATTGATAGTATTAGAAACTGGGGAGGCTGGAAAGAAATATGAGGTTTGAGAAAATAAGTTTTAAACAATGGATAAATGATTGGAATGGTATAAATGATAACAATGTGATTGAATCATGTTACAACGATCTTAAACTTCCACAGCAGGGCACAAAATACTCTATGGGAATGGATTTCTTTGCACCATGCGATATATGTTTAGAACCATATAAATATCAGCTTATCCCCACAGGTATTAGATGGGTTATTACCGATCCTATTACAGAAGGCAATAAAGGGCTTATGTTATTCCCACGTTCCGGGCAAGGATTTAAGTATGGTATAAGATTGGCAAACACTGTTGCTTGCATAGATGCTGATTACTTCTTATCAGATAATGAGGGGCATATAATGGTAAAGTTGTTCAATCCATTTGACGAACCAGTTATTATCAAAAAGGGGCAGGGGTATTGCCAAGGAGTTATCGTTGATTATTGCATATGTGATGGAGCACATTCAACAGCTATTCGTAACGGTGGCTTCGGCTCTACCGATAATAAATGAAATTAGAGCTTAAAGGTTACGTCAATGTGTATGATGACGATAACAAAAAGATATCTATGTTTCCAATTAATATGATGGGTAAATATTATCCTTTCCATGATAATGCTTTACATCGTGTGATAGACATAGTGAATACATATGATCTTGATGATAATAATACTATCAGAAATAATGTGTTTATAGAATCACATATTGAACCGAAAAAAGAGTATTAATTTACTCTTTTTTTATTGACAACAATCATTATCTATGATATGATAATCATATCAACAGGAGGTAATAAATATGAAAAAGATTGAAAAATGTGAACCAATAAAAATTCTAATGCAGAAAAACAACATAACATACGGCGAAGCATGGGAGCGTATTGTTGCCTGTCAAGACAAATTGCTCGATGAGATTTATTTACTATTAGATGTCTCATCCGATAGTGACGTAGCTGATTATTTTAAAGCAGAACTCAACTATATTTTTGATATTATCAGATAAGCAGAAGGTAACAGATATGAAAAAACACAACACAATTATATGCAGTCCTATAATGATCTTAATGGACAGAGATGGTATAACATACGATGAGGCTAAACAGCGTGTTATAGAATGCAGAGACGCTTTACTTGAAGCGAATAATAATCCTAATACCGATATATTAGCAGATGAAATTATTATGGATTACTTAGGATTAGAACCTGATTATTTCTTTGACATAATGAGCATATAGGAGATTACATATGAAAAAATACAGAATCCGTGAATACAGTCCTATGTACTGGATATTAGGAACAATAGGAGTTATTATTGCCGTGCTATTCTTTAGTTTGCCGAATACGATAGAAGCATTATTATAGGAGTAGGAAGCATAAAGTAAAAAAATAGGGAGCAAATTGCTCCCTATATGTATTTATGATATCCCATACCCCTTTATGTATGGATTTGTTTCGTATATAGAAGTGCCCGTAGCAGTTCCACCTATACACATAAACCTACCATCAGGATATTGATTATCAATATAACCATATTGAAACTTATCAATATCACCTAATGTATCTTGACGTTTTGTCGTAATCGTTCTTGTGCCTTTTCGACAATAAATATATTTATTAAATGACCACATATACATATTATTTACAAAGTCAACATGTTTTATATCAAGTACGTTTGTAACCACTGATGGATTAAATGGACCAATAGTGGTTTTATAGAGTGTGTTGCCGTCATTATAATAATAATATCCGTCTATAGGTGATAACCCATGTCCTATAAAATTTGAAGTATAACTTTGAGGTGTACCTTTTGCGGTAATCGCTCCATTTTGAACTGTAGCTAATATATAATTATTACCATATACCACAATAAAAATATTGCCACAAACACAATACATATTTATACTGTTTGTTAAAACTCCGTTAGGATCACTTATTTCAATTTTAGTGCCATATTTATACCCAGCAGATTGTGTATACAAATGCGCACTATCTCTACCACGAACATAAGTAAAAATATTGCTACCTAAATATTTTAATAAATTAACACTATTAGGAGCGAGTATTTTATACGAAGTATATTCTTTAGAAATAGTTATTTGCGGTGTGTTGGTAGCTAAGTCTACATATGTCTTTATAAAATACGCCCGAGAATAAGCCTGATCATCCCTTAAATCTTTAAAAAGCATACATACCTCATCTCTTTTTATACAAACATCATAAAGAAATGCTGGGTATGTCTCAAGACGATAGGGTTTAATTAGTATTTTTCCATTAATATCATACACACTTACATTTATATATGTAACACTTTCCGCTGATTCATGCTTAAACACGAATAAAAAATCCATATAACGTATTATTTTTAGAATATCTCCGGTAATAGATGAATCTAATATATTTTTTTCAAACAATTTTCCGTTACAATCAATTGCGTCTTGTATCTCATAAAATACATCTTGGCAGTTATCAGACGCTAAATATGAAGTCGGAGTAAAACTTACACCAGACGCACGTTCTTGTACATCTAAATAATCGTCACCGTTACGGATATATATATTTTTAGCCATATTCACTCCTCTTTTCTATTTGTTCGATGTTGTTTGATTAAACTTTACGCTATTATCAAAACATGCTATTATACCATCGGCAACAGTACAGTAATTTTTTATTATGCCTAAATTAGTAAACTTATCTACTATCACTGGAAACTGATCGGGATAACCAACAATGTTTTCCATCTTATATACAGCAGTTACAACATTTGATGATATAATAAAACGTCCATTACTATATATAACAGTACACCCTGTAATATCTGCAAGCTTTGGAATGTATACTACATGCCTTGGGCTTGTGCTTACAGCTGCATCATATTGTGTATATTTGTAATAAAATCTCAGTATACTATAATCAGGGTTATTTACATCTGTGCTTAATGTAACAACTCCATATGGTGAATCTATTACATCTTGTATAAACCATGTGTCTGAAAACTCAAAAGCAAAATCATAAGTAGTATGTAGAGCAGGAATAAAATTAACATAGGATGATTTACTACTATTTGTTTCTATTACACAGAAATAGTTAAGCCTATCAGAATAAATCACCTTTTGAGCTGAATATCCATCGCTCGAATGCAATGTATATCCTTGTGTCGCTCCACGTTTATCAAATTTTATTGTACCATTATCATCATAAAGTTCATAAAAATAATATTTGTTATCTTCTAATATTACATAATAGATTACTCCGTCTTTTTTTACAGAGTCAATAAAAGTTTGTGTATTAGTTAAGCTATATGTAATTGATTTTTTCGTGTCAAAAGTAAACTGGACGATCTTTTTGCCCGACACATTATATCCGCCTACACAAAAATTATTCGTTCCCTTAAATAATACAGAGATTTTTACTATGATATTAGACATGGTATTCGAAGAAAATGTTTTACCGCCATTGAAACTATAATAAAGTCTGTTTCTCTGTATATCAGTACATACAACTATATTATAATCACTATCAATACTATTTGCCCCTGATGGTGCAGTTAGTATATCTTTCCATGCTTTTTCATTTGGCGGAATGCAATAATCATCATACATCTGATTAATAGTTTTAGCTAAATCACTACTTGTATCAGTACGTATTAAAGAGGCATCAGATGTTGGATATATACTCTTATATGTGTTACTTTCTTTTACATTTAATGTAATATTTTTATTCGCCATTTTATCTCCTTTACTACAGATTATTATTACTACGCATTAACGCTAATGCTGATTTATAATCTATATCTCTATTTATATAATACCCTGCTTTTTTACTTAATATCACATTAGTATAAGGTGTACATATATTCCATGATTCAAATGTGTTATTTGCGTATTCTCCGAATGTACATGTGTTATTCCCGTTATCCAATATATTTACACCGTCTACCATCTCAGACACAGAAGATACATAATGTAGTCTTGCATTATTTTGAACTCCTGCTAATATCCATTCAGAATTTTGAGATGGGACTGTAGCTTTATCGGTAATATCAACAGAGGCGACATAAAGGTATGTACTGCCCTCATCAATAACTTTTACCATATCATATTGATAATAAGTATCTCCGCTATGCCATTCGTTTTTCCAACGAACACCTAATCCAATAGCACCTTTATCACCTACTATTGGTAGTTCTAACCAATAATTTGTATTTGTTAATACAGTGCCTACAGGTGCATCTTTTATGCATAAATAAAAATTTTTAGTAGTGTTATCATAAACTATGTTGTTTTTTACATAGCTTTGTGTGTTATTATAATTATTACGAGGTGCCATAAGATTATTTACCCATTGTGTAAAAGTATCTTGGTCTATTTGCAACTCATCAATAACATTCGTAAACCAATCAGCCTGCAATCCCATATTATTACCATCGGAGCCAACAACAACACCAATTTCATTTAACACATCAGATTTTAATACAATATCGCTATTATCAGCTACTAGGTTTTGTGCTTGTGTAATATTGGTTTGAAACTGTGCTTTATAATTAGCTATTAAATTTTTTTGACCTAATTTTGGGTCTTGTACTTTATACATAGCCATTATGATAACACCTGGAACCAAAGTTCGCCCGAAGGTTGATCTGTCGGTTGTGTTGACTGAATGGGGTATTGTTTTGATTTTATCTCAAATAATAGACTCCAGTATGACGAATCTTTAGAGGGTGTATTATTAAGATTTGCGTCACTAACATTTACATACCACGTATTATTATATACTACAATATCGTTTTGGCTATATGTTATTCCACTTTCCCATATTCCTCTAAATCCACCATTATATCCACTATCCCCTTGTGCTCCTTTGACGGTAAGTCTGAGCCATGTAGGGTCTGCAACTTGATAGTTATCAAATGGGTTTACCCCCGAATGAGCTTTCGTTGCAATATACAAATATGTACCAGTATCTACACCTACCGTTCCTTCCGGCTCGGTATATGACACTATATTCCACTTTTTATATTGCGTAATACTATCCCATTCGCCGATATAACTAAACTGATTAATGATATTTTCCCATTCTTGTTGTTTATTGTTAACTATAGATTGCCATGTGTCTCCATTCATATATGATTGGAGAGCCTGTACTGTATCTACTAAAATATTTATTTCAGCAGCGGTCAGTGTTTTATTATCATAATTTTCAATTTTTTGTAATGCAGCTTTCGCTCCATTAAGGTTATTATTATTTATGTAATTTTTATATTCATTATACGCATTTAAGTCTGCCTGCGTTACATCTTGATATCTTTTTAAGGGTTGAAAAGTATCAGGAAATGACGTTGCAGGATATTGCGGAAATGTTTTACTCACTATCTATCACTCCTTAAAATTCATATAAAGGATAATAACGCATCATTGTTACTGTTTGCGTTCCGGATACATCAAAATCTGTTGATATAGATTTGATTATCCAATAGTCTGCTTTATCCGTATCATTATTTGGCAATGTATATGATACTAATTGATTAACGTCCAGCCAATATAAAGGGACACATGTTAACGTTATCGTATCATGTCTGCGAGCCTTCAAATAAAGTTCATATTTAGCTCGTTCTACTGCTTGTTTATCTGAAAATATATTGTCATATTCATCACCACTACACACGCCACGTACTTGCTTTGAAAATTTTGGCAAACTATATATTCTTAATGATGGTGATGGAATATTTGATGCAGGTATATTATAATATGTAGTTACACCGCCAAACCAACTACCTTGTTTCTGTAAAGCTATAAGATATGAACCTTTAAAATCAAGATATATCTGATTGTTTAATGTCGAATCATTATAAAGTTTAACACCATGACTTATATTTTGTCCTGTCCAATTTTCTTTGACCAATATAGTAGTTACTTTACCTAAAGTATTTACCCTAAACACCCATTGCGTACCTTCGGTGGCAGCATCAAATACTGTCTTGGATATATATGGTCTAATATCTATTGTATGCTGGCTTAATGTAAAATTAATTTCTTCTATATATGTAGGATTGCCTTTTACAAAATTTACATCTTTACCATTTGATTGATGCTCTGTGATATCTCCTACATAAAATGGAGATTCCGAATTACTCTCAAATGCTATTGCTCGTGGTTGTTGATAACCTTTCCATTCTTTTGAGACTAATCCTGTAGCATTGAACTTAAGCTGAAATACATATGATTGATTGTAATAATATCCCCCTGTAATATCATGTTCATCAAAGTATACTACTCTTCGACCATCTTTGTCAACCACATCAATACCGCCAGTTAAAACATTAGTCGGCATAGGGTTTTGTGATATATCACCCAAGACGAACGCAAACCTCCATGTAATAAGTGTATCGCTTGATGAACTAAAATAATATGATAAAGGTCTACTTAATTGTAAATGACCATTAAAATCAGTACTTACCACACTACCATCTTCATCGTACTCAGGTAAGTTCTGAGCGACTTCATCAACTTCTAAAAATCGCCCTACTACATCAATATAATTTTTAACATCTTCAAAATTCGTTTCAAGATCATACGATATAACTACTTGTTCCCATATCTTATCATTTACCACAGGCACCTCTGTAGGAGTACCACTTGGTATTTGTTGAAAATAAAATACACCATCAACATCAAAAAACATCTCCCAGTTAGGGTTAATATCTCTGATTTGAGATAATGCATCATAAGCAGTACTACCGATATCTATATTAATATCATATGGTAACTCAGCTACAGGTGGTGTTTGAATGATTGCTTTAGCAAATCCCTGTTGTTTAAGTATTGCACGTATAACATCGGTTATTGTGCTTCCGCTCGGATATTGATATGTTATACCCTCAATATAACCATTTCTTAATCCAGTTAGTTTAGACATTAAATCAACACCTTCGAATGATAATGAACGTGTCGTAGCATCATAATTGATGGTTGGTGTATTTATAAGATATATACCTTGGTTTACCCAATCAATCTCGCCCGTTAGTATATTCTCAGTACCTACATATATTTGAATATATTTATCAAACCAGTAGGGGTTACTAGCTCGCCAATATAAACCTATATTGCCCCCCATACTTGTTGTAAGTGTATATCCTGTAGATACCATCATTTCTATGTTAATCGTTCGCCTAATATCTGAGTCTGCGTCAATACTTAACGATGCAGATAAAGCAAGTCCACTAATTTCATCTATAATATTATAATCATAATCTAACACATTAACTTTTAATGATATATTGCGTACAGGTTGTAGTGATGATAAAATCTGTTTAGAGTCCGGCATAATCACATACCTCCTACACTAACAATATTTGTCAATCCGGCATAAGCTAAAGCGTTTGTGTCGTTAGCGTCACCGATCTCAGTCCATGAACCGCTGATAGATGCAATACCTTGTGTCCATGAATTATCAAAACTAATATCTATTCCTTCAGTAAATATTATCATCCATACATTACCGTTCCAGTCTTTAAGAATTTTTGGCTTATTATTAGCAAAGAAAGCTTCAAGGATTTTTCTATACTCGACCATTTCATTTCTATCTAAAATCCTATCGTCAAAATATGATGGTGTAAGCACTGTTGCAGTCACTCCACTCGTTCTATATCTACTTTGTGAATTTGATACGACTATAGGATATTTATTCCCTAATGTTACATGAGCCTCAGCCTGTTGATTTACCGTCATTGTATCGTATTCAACATCAGCATAAAGCTTATAAATATTCTTCATATCGCATATAAATACACCGTCAAATTGTGACAATATGACGTTAGATTCTATCGGCGCACCTTCTACTTCAACAGTGATCCCACCTTGCTCCTGTAACATTAACGGCACAAGAGCATATATGTAATTTGTATTCGCTTTATTATAATGATCGGTAACTGTAAAATTCAAATTACCAACTTTATTGTCAATATCAACAGAGTATAATGTCAACCAATCAGCAGTAATACTATCAGCCTCTCTGCGTTTAACTAATACTTTAGAGATTTCTTGCCCTAAAAAATCAACATTGCCAGCCATTAATGAATTGTTAAATGTTGCCCTCATAATAGTATTGTTATCCCATTCGACCATCTCTATATATGACTTATTCACATCTTTTGTAATATATAATCCGTCTATTATACCATTCTTAAGTTCAACATAATTGATATTTATCACATTCGAAGGAGACGCATCTATAGCGTTTTCATCGAACATCAAATTAAGTCCTATAAATCCTAACATACGACCCCTCCTTATGTTGTTGCTTTACTTATTAATAAATCAAACCAATCCATATCACATTTTAATTGAATCAGCATATTATCTGTGTCGGATGGTTTATCTATGTAATCACTAAAATATGTGCTTATTAAACTTTTATCTCCATATACATCAACATAAATCTCAACACGAATTTTAGTTGATGTTGGATTTTGTGTGAGATATAATTTTATATTACCAAGATTCTGAAGGTTTACAATATTTTGAAGATTAATAATTTCAGTACCATTATTTACATAATTTGCATACTTAAACGCTCGCCCCCATAACGATAGATTCCATTGAGATTTACCGTTTACAGACGGGAATGTTACACCATCATCCCAGACAACATATGTTCCATCAGGCGTTAAATCAATATATCCACTACTTGCTTGTGTATTTGACTCACCTTCAATATTCGTTATCTTTGATGCAATTGTTATATAACCGTCACAAGCATCATTAGATACTGTTGCTGCATTAAATGATGGTGTATTAACTTCTATAAGAAATGAATTTGATGGCTCGGTTGTTATTATCATTTCCTCTGTAGATGTTACGGAAACAACAATGTAATATGTACTACCATCATTCAGTCCAGTAAAATTATAGTTTAATGAATATACCGTTGTATCACCCTGCTGAGTACCACTGCCGATAATAACACCACTTGTCTGCACCAACACACCTTGTTCATATAAATCAAATTTATATTGTTGTATTTTATTTGTCGTTTCAATATCCGATGTGATATTCGTATTGAACTCAACAACAGCATTGTATGATGTGGTATTTACAACCGATGGTGGTTGAGTTAGGGTCAGCGTGGGTTCAGGCAGACACCAAAATATTTTAGCTGTACTGTATCCGCTTGCACCCTCGATTCCATTGGTATTAGTATACGTTTCTATAGACGCATAATATTGTGTTTCATTTGATAAACTTGTTGATGTTTGTGCAGCAGGCAATACTATAATGTATTGCCCTGCACTTTGCTGTACACCTGTGTACAAATAATCAAGCTTTAATTCATTTGTTGTTGCGTTATATATCTTTATTCGACTGGAACGAATAATATCTGTGCCACCTACTACACTATAATTTATCGTTGTGCCTTTTGTCGCATCGAAGGCATTTATCTGTTGTAATATAGGTGTTAGATTTGCCATAAAATACCTCCTTTAATATATATTAAGAATTAAATTTTGTGGAGCATATTTGATAATTTCATTTTTTTATTTTATTGATTTTCTATTGTTTGAAACTTTATTTGAGTTAATGTACATTTATCGTTTTGAATATCTATTCTATCAATCCCGTAATCGTTTACGCTGTAAAAACTATCTATATGTGCTCCTCGTGTGGATATTGGTGGTATGTCACCTCGCCATCTATGAGGATAAAATAATTGTCCGTAATTAGCTACTACACAAGGCAATACACCTCTATCATAACACTCGCTAATTGTATCCGTTATACCCTCTACTGTAACAGATGGGTTTTCTGAAGTTAAATTATCAATACTGATATACTTTATGTCGCCACCAATAGATGATATTTTGCTAAATATATTTTCATTGTTTAAAGTGTATAACGCAATTCTTTCAGAATCTTTATCTATACCCATAAATACCAATTTCTGGTTTGTTACGCCAAAAAAATAAGAAACAGTTGAGAGACCCATAATCACAGGCGCACATCCTTGATCTAATAATTTTTTACATTTCTCATAGTTTGGCTTTTGCGTCTCTAAATCATTTTCCCAAGGTAAATAATTTATTTTTTTACCATCAGATATAAGCCCCCCCCGAGCCTTAATCCGCATGGTGCAATATTACTTAATTCACTCATAATACCATCCTCTCTTTCGTTTACGCTGTTCGTCTCCACATATAACAGGTTATATACGGTGGCATATTATTGTGTGCATTGCCGCCTCCTGCACTTGCTGTTGAGCCACTTATTGTGTGACTGTGATTTCCTGCTGACGTTGCTGTACCACTAACACTATGCTCATGTGTCCCATTTGAACTTGCAACATCGTTTTGCGTTGCAAAACTGCTTGGGGTACCTGTAGTAACTAATGCTGCGTAATTGCCTCCACCATGATAAACATTTCTATTCCAGCCTTTATGTATATGCGCCCCTGCTGACGCTGCTGTACCACTTACATTATGTTCATGACTACCTGCATCATTTGTGGCAAGAGTCCCTTTTGCATGTAGATGGGATGGCATTTCATCCGTTAACAGTGTGTGGGTCTTTTCTCCACCGGTTTTATTCGCAGCATTAAAATCACTATCAGTATCACTTACACTTATAGGTACACGTCCTTGTCCCCAGCGTTCCCACGTGCCATCAAGATACGTTGATGGGTTAGTTGATGTTGTTGATATAAACAATGAACCAACGGGATAAATAAAATCAACTATTTCTTGTTTTGTCAATCCGCCGCCACCAGCAGTTGTATTATCCACATATTCTTTTGTAACTAAATCCTTATTATCCGTTATAGTTCCTAAATATTTCATATTTACCTTACTCCGTTACTATATACCACACTGTGACCATTAAGTCAGTAGAATACCCTTGTGCAATTGTTACATTAACAGTACTTCCCGATGGGTCTATATTAACATCCGCTACAACAATTTCGCCGCTTGGTGTTCTTACTGAAACATTTATAATCTCCGCTGGGTATTCGGGCGATATAGGTAAGCTCAAAACTGTTGAACCCGTACTAAGCGTTCCTGTTTTTGTTTGAATTGAACTACTTACTAATGAATAGAGTTTATTGTAAGCATCTGCCGACATTAGACCAGCACTTGAAGAAGACGCAACATTGCTTGGAAGTGTTATTGTGTCATTTTCTGCATTTACGATGTGTCCTGTAGAATCTACTGAAATATACGGAATACTAAGAACGTCTCCAAACGCAACTGTTTTATTACTGCCTTCACCATACCCACCTGCACTCACCCCCGATGCTTTATGAGCTATAGTCCTACTTGCACCCGAACCACTTACAGTAATCGGTGTTGTTGCACTGATATTGGTAATAGCACCATCGATATTTGTTTGTGCTACTGTCCAGTCAGAATCAAGATTACCAATACTATCTCTATCAACAAGTGCTATGATAAGGTCTCCAACCTCACAATCTTGACCTGCGTATGTACCTGCTGTTATAACTCTATACGTCCATCCTGTTTTATATGTTGTCGGTAATGTTGTTACCGTGCCACCTGTACCAATAGTACCTTTGAATATCATTGCATCAGACGCGGCTATTGCGTCACCAACATAATCGTATATAGCTTTACCTGTTACAGGGTTTGTACCGCTTGCTGTGACGGAAGCATCGAGTTTTACTGCACCGTAAGCAGAATCAGTAGCCTTGAGGATTGCAAAGCTAGCTACATCTATAGTATCAACACTATCATAAACTATATTAATTCCATTCGAAATTTGATTGGCCTTGAAGCTATTCATCCTCACCGCTTCTCTTTTATTAGCCTTATCTCCTAAAGCTGAATTTATCACTTTATTTTGAACAGGATTTGTTGAATCGGTTTTTAATGTTGAATCGACTTTAACCACACCATAGGTAGTATCCGTGGCTACAGGGATTGTAGCTGTTGCCACATTTGTAGTACCGCTTTTTATTGCTGTATCAACACCTGCCGTGCCGTCTGTGTAGGCTAATCCATCAACTGCGGTGATACCGTCAAGCTTGTTTTTATCAGCCGCAGACATTGCTCCTGCTGTCGTTGTAGTAGCATCAGGAATAGTTATACTATCCGGCTCAGGACTACTGCCATCAACGGCTGTCCAACTAATTGTAGTTCCACCAGATATGGTTAAATTACCTATAGCTTCACTTTTATTAGCCTTGTTGTTTATATTATCTATATTTTGTTTATCTGTTGCCGTTAAAAGCCCAGCCTTTAATTTAGTTGCCCCCGGTATTTCTATCGAAGTTATTTCAGAACCATTAGCAGCTTTACCTTTTATGGTGTACACAGAATCCATAGATGTAGAATCAAGGCTTTTTACAAGTCCAGTACTTACTGCTTTATTCTGAATCGCATTGGTTGAATTTGCATCAAAATCAGCATCAACAACAGATGCAACATTTCCCATTAATTCCCACGCAGTACCATTATATACATACGCATGCTTTTTTGTAGAATCATAATAAAACTGTCCTGCTGTTGGATTAGCAGGAGCGTCTCCTGCTTGCATTACAGCTTGTAATAATTGGTTTTGATTCATGTCTAAATTAACTAAAACTAATTTTGCCATCTTATCTCCTTTATATTAGTTAAAATACGCTTTGCCATTAACACCAACAGAAAAAGTTAAGATACATTCATTTTCATTTATATATTGAACATCTCCTATAACTTCATTGCCTGAATAAGATACAATCGAGACAGACGGATATTTGCCAAGATTATGAACGACTCGCCAACTATCAGATGTTGTTTGCTGTTCATACACAAAAGTTTTATCGCTCTCTGTTGGTGTCGGTGGAGGTGCCCCGCCATCTCCACCCATGGGTATGATATACATCTGACTTGGTTGATTATTAGGTATACATATTTTAACAACATCGCCTTTTATAAAAGTCTGGTTTCCATAAGAGGGAATATTATCATAATCTATACCATCAATTTTAACTTTATATGTATTGTTTTTGTTTTGTTTTAGAATCTGACCATTTCGTGTTTTATCGAAGCCAGCCTTATTTATCGCTTGTTCAGCGATTGTCTGAATAGCTTTTATGATTTGTTCATTCAAACGACTCGCCTCCATTTCTTAATATATATAAAAAACAGACAAGGGTATTAACCCCTGTCTGCTGAAACTTGAATTGCTTTATTTTGTAGATTATTAAGCTCTTTTACAAAGGTGTCTGCGTCAGTTACATTAGGTAACGATAAGTCACCAAAGTTGTAATTATTCGTCACCCCAGCCGAAGACGTTTTACCAATATCTGTCGCCATTCGCATTTGGTTGATATCAGCCACACTGTAAGTTGATGGTGTCAAATTTGGTGCTACAAAACTCTTTGTATTGAACGCAAATTCACCGAGCTTAGAATCCTTAATATTACCTTTTTCATCAAGGAATTGTCGTGCATCCCTACCCGACATATCACTTAACGAACCATAGGCAAGCTGATTCTTTTGATTTTCTTCAATCCATTTCTGCCATGCATTGATATCTGTGCCTAATACATCAAGTGGTACATTCTTACCGCCCTTCTCATACAATTCTTCGAGATTAGCAACTTCTTCCATCTCATCCATAAGGTCAAGAATTTTCTGCCATTCGTTATCATATGATTTAACATTTTGTTCGGCTTCACGAACCGCATCTTCATCAGCTTGATATACAAAACCAATACCCTCTTTGTACACTTTGACCTTTTGAGATTGTGCTGTAAGAAGGTCTGATTTTGCTGTAATTAAATCATTTTCTTTTTCTTGAAGGCTTATCTGACGTTCAACATATGCTCGTGCAAAATCATATTCTGTAGAAAACTGCTCTTTCTTTTTATCAACTTCGTTTTCAGCTAAATTAGCAAGCTTTTCATAATATTCTTTTGCAGATATTACACCTTGGTCATAATATGTTTTAAGTTGAGTTTTAAGCTCGGCATATGTTTTCTTACCACGTTCATAAAGTTCTTCCCAGTATTCAAGGTTGGCTTGTTTGGCTTCTTTACGATATTCAGCGGCTTCTTTTGCAGATATCTTTTGATCTTTGCGAAGTTTATTTATCATTGCTTCGGCTTTTGCAAGGTCGTCTTTTGTTCCAACCATACCTTCTATGAATGACTCTGTTTCTTCTTTACCACGTTCCATTGAAGCTTCACGTAATGACATTTTATAATCACGCTTTTGATCGCCTGTTAATGAGCTTTTTAATTTCTTTAACTTGGTTCGATACTTCTTATAAAGCTTAGTGTATGCTTTATTAAACGTCTCATCTGACCAGTTATAATAATCACGTTTCCATTCAAGGATATCGACTTGTTTATCGAATTTATCACGAAGTTTCTCTATCTGTTTTTTACGTTTCTTTCCGCTTTTGAACCCCGGTAATTTTTGAATACCATTAAGTATTATATCGCCAACTTTGCCTTGAAGAACGCTTGCTTCAGTGATACCAGCCTTTTGAAGCATACGCATTGACTGACCGTGTGTATACACTGCGTCACCGACACCAAGCATTGTATTAGTTCGTTTACCGCCATCGGCAATACGCATTAAGCCAGTTTTGCCATCTTGAATTATTTCAAAACCTTGTTCATTAACTTCGGCAGGAATTACACGACTTGTACCTCTTGCAAATTTTGGATAAACATGTCTTGAGCCATGAGCATCATTTTCATTGTTTATCTTTACCTTATTTTTAATCCTTTCAACGATATCGATAAAACGGGTTCCGATAGTTTTTACCCCTGAAAATTTACTGATAACCGCTGATGCAAGGTCTTTAGCTTTTATAAAAACATTTTTATCGCCAACTTTTTTTTTGTTGACCGTATCTACTGCTTGCACAGCGGCGGTAATATTTCCTGTGACCGATACTAATTTATCCTTAATGGTTTGTTGATCTACTTGACTAATAGCGTCTTCAGCATTTGATGTATTAGCGTCAATATCAAAAGTTTTTTCTGTAGGAACATCGTCCCATATTCCCGATAGCTTATCTTTGACACCCTCATCATTAAAAACTTCATCAAGGTTAATTCCTTTTAACTCAACACCATCTAAATCTTTTAAGTAATTTACAACATTAAATAAATCGTCTTGTGATGCACCAAGACTCTTCATCGATGCAGCTAAATTATTTACATTTACCGATTTTAATTTGCCTAAACTGTCAACAACAACTCCTGACTTACTGCCAAAAGACGAAAGTGTTGTTAGAGCATTAGTCATACCTTTTTTAGACGTATCAGAAAAATCTATAATTGTAGCACCTGACTTTTCTAATGCTTGCTGAAAATCACCTAAAGCGGCTTGTGGGATTCCTAATTTATCCGCATACTCTTGCATATTAGATGCAGACATAACCAAGTTTCCATCTGTGTCAGTAACCGTGCCATCCATTTTTTTTAAACTTTTATTAAAATCTTTAACTTGATCTTCAGGAAATTTGAATTTTACACGTCCAAGTTCTGCTTCAGAATTTATAAGACTTTCAGCCGCTTCCTCGGTGAGCCCCATTGCATCAGCAAACTTCTTTATATCCGTAGTTTTGAACTCAAACTGTCCGGTTTTTTCATTATACTCACCAACATCTTTAAGACTTTCACCAGCAGAATCTAAATATTTCTTAAAGGTCTTCTCGCCTTTTGCCCCTTTTAAGAGTGAATCGTAATATGCTGAATATTGCTGATTAAGCTTTTCCAGACCGCCTTCTTCTTTTGCGATATCTTCGGCATTGGCAAACATATCTTTTGCTTTCGATATATCAAAAGGCTCGTCAACTTTCATCGATGCATATTTAGATTTAAATTTTATTGCGTTTTTATAAGCTTGTTCTTCTTGCTCAGTCAATGGTATACCGGATTTTACCGCTTTGTCATGAGCTTTTATGATTTCATCGGAAGACTGACGAGTTTGCTCTGTGTATTTGTTTACAACTTTTGCAGAAGATTCAACTTTATCATAAAGGTCTTGTGCCGTAGTCCAGTCTGCTTTAGTACCGGTAAAATCATTTTTCATAAAGTCTTTGTATTTTTTCAGATTTGATTCGTATGACTTTTGTGCACGCTCTATATTACCTTTATTTATGTCAAATTTCTTTCCGTATTTATCAAAAGATTCTGAAACAATTTCTTGTGCTTCTATCCTCGCTTGTTTTTCAAGCTCAGCGGTTTGTTCTCTGAGCACAGCCAATCTATCACGTTCTTTGTCAGTCAGTCCATCAGATGAACTTGTTAGTTTATTAATTTCTTCATTATTTTTCTGTATTTGATTGACGGTCTCTTGGTGCTTTTCCTTCATGCGGTCTAATTTTGTAGCTTCTCTGTATACAGCTACACCAATCAGTCCTACTCCTGCTGCCACTGCCGCCGTAGCAGGAGTAATACTTGTGATAGCGGTAAGAATCCCCTTGAATACTTTTCCTGTTGCACTACCGGATTTTGCGGCAGCATTTCCAATGTTACCTAATACAGTTGCAACACTGCCACCCTCTTTGATTATAGAACCAAACTCGCCTATTAACTTAACAATAGACAATCCTTTTAGTGCCATCGCACCTTTTACTAATACATTAATAGCGGTAAAAGCTAACGTAGCCTTGATAGCAAGTTGCCCGAAGTCGCTTGATAAAAATTCTACTACTTTAGTTAATACTTCTAATCCTTTACCAAGCATATCGCTACTTAATGTTTTGTATGCAAGCTCCTCAAATGCTGAACGAAGATTTTGTAAGCGTCCTTGAAGAGAGTCAAGATATTTTGCATTTTCTCTAGCGGCTGAACCTTGAGCTTTTTGAGCTGTTTCATTTGCTTCTATTGCGGTACTAAAATTGTCCATAGCAGCTACAAATTGCTGATATCTTGTCTTACCACCTGCGACCATACCTATAGCAATTTTCTCTTCTCTACGTAGATTCTCCCACGCTTCGCTTTGTCCATCAACACCGGTATAAAGATCTTTCATTATATCAAATGTTGATCTTAATTCGCCTTGCGAATCTTTCAGAGCTACATTTACTTTGCCATTTGCAGCTACCCACTCATCATTTTTTTTAGCCAAAGCCGCAATATTAATACCTACAGTTCTAAAAGCGTTTCCGACAGTTTGTGCTTTACCCGGCATAAGCTCGGTTGCCGCTGTAACAAGACCTATAGTTTGGTTAAAATCATTACCTGCTGATTTGAGTGATGAACCGGCTACAGTTAATGCACCCTGTAAGTCCCCAGTTCCCACCGCGAAGTTATTGGCAACCTCATTCACAGAATCAATAATACTTACCGCATCATTAGCAGTAATATTAAACGCTTTCATCTGTGAATTAATAAAATCAGCTGATTGTCCAGCAGTTATTTGTGTATCAGCTATATTTTGGAACGTAGTTGCGACTTTAGCAAGTTGAAGTGATTCTTTGTCACTGTAACCCATTTTTTTGAAGCTGGTCGATGCCTCAATTACTTCCGTTCCAGTTTTAGCAACAGTGCGCCCCATTTTGTACGCATCTGCTGTATATTGTTCAAGTTCTTTGCCTGACAAATTCGAAACTTTTCTATCATTTATATTCTACTTATGGTCGCTACACCATACTCTATCAAAAGATAGCTTTATGTTTCCATAAAGATTAGACTATATCATTACCTTGGTAAAGGTATTCACCACTTCCAATAATCAAACACTTATTATTGTACTCTCATATAGAGATAGTCGTTGAACTTTACTTTGTTCAAGTCTTAGCTGCTGATTATCCATTGCTTTGTTACTTAGGATTTAACCATATAACATATAACAAATTTTTTCTACTTTCGTAACTATCACACTTAGATATATTTCATTCTTATGTTGTAGTTCTGTTATCTTTAGGAGTTTCCAGCAATTCAATGAATTTTACAATATATTTTTCAATATATGTGAGCTTAAAAAGTCAACTCAGTTAATGCAGCATCTAAATCAAACACCTTATCAACCATAGCACCCATCGCATCAACACCGCCATAAATAGCACGGTCAAGCAATGATACCGCTAAACGATTCTTAATAGTACCGCCAAGTTCAGTTAATTTAGAGTTTGTCTTGCCTACTTCTTTTTGCATCTGTTTAAATTGATCAGGCATTTTAATTTTCTGCCGACTTAAACCTGATGCCGCCGTATGAACTTTCTTTACTTTTTTATTGGTGGAATCCAATGCAGCATTAAGCTTTCTTACTCCTGCTGCTGTTTTATTGGTTGACTGACTTATGCCCCCTATACCATTTTTGCCACCAATGTTTACTTTGTTACCTAACGATTCTAATTGTTGTCGTATCTTAGAATCATCAAGTTTACCTTTGACTAATACGGTATATTGTCCGCTACCAGCCATATGCTATCCCACCTTTCTGTGAGATTTATTTACTCACCATGTTTTTTATATTTCTCTTGGACTAAGCTATAAAATCTATTTGCTATATCCTCAAATGTTTCGGTGTTGCATATAGGCAATTCACCCTGTCTTACTTGTGAATATGCTACATTTATAGCATCCGCAATATCGTCTTCGTTGAATTTTGACGATGGTGATTTATATGTAAGTTGTAAACCATGCACCATATTTGCATAATCTACTGACAGCTTTTTTTCCCAACCTTTCGCCCACACTTTTGTTATTTGAGTTGCGTTCGCACCAAACTCAATACCAACCTTACGTTTTAACCTAACATTTTCTTTTGAGCTTACAAAGTTGATACCTATAGCTGTTTTCCATGTTTTTACAGGAATAAATTCTACTGATATATTATGACATACACTTATAGACATTAACATACCTTGCAACGCTGATAACACTTTTACAGTTTGCGTATTGTCAAGGATAGGTGGCACATCTTCAGCGTAGATTTTATCTATAGCATTATGATCAATAAATTCTGTAATCTTTTCTGCCATATAAACAATTCTATCTCGCCACTCGCCTGATTCACATTCCCATAAACCATAATCGATTAATTTCTCACCATCAAAATAAGAGTAGCCTGTTTTTTTGCTACTCATATCTAATCCTAATATCTTCATATTGTCTCCTTTATGTCCATTTAAACTATCGTGAGACCCGCATTTCTAAGTCCGGCACGAAACCATCTATCAAAATTCTTGTCAAATTTATTAAGAAAATGGCTCCATACATCACGACTCGGAATCTGCGTCGCACCATTTCCATATGCTGTATAACCACTTATTACAGCATCTAAAACATGCTCACGATAATCTCCTCCGTTTATCTTTGACCCATGCCACCATATCTCAGGAACCGAAGTCATATATGATGGTTCATGTTGAAATCCACCACTAAATGAACCACCGCCACTTGTTGGATATGGATTTTTCTTCCATGCCGTCTTAAGTTGTCCTGTTCTACTGTATGTTGCTGGACTATATCCATTATAAACTACGGTATCCATTGACTGCCTTAATGCTTGCATTGCCATATCTAACGTGTGGTCTAAGGCTTTTGCGCACGCTTTGCCTATAATCGCATTAAAGTCCGCTGTGCTCGTAATCATTTTACCAATTTCATTGCGTTATTAATAAGCTCGGCATTACCACTCTTACTTAATGCGTCAACTACAGCATTAATTTCATCTGGCAATTCCTTGAGTTTTTTACCTAAATCCTCGCTGTTAGACAGTTTACTATTAAATTCACCTAATGCATCAATAGCCCTATCTAAAAATGCCGGTATTTCTCTTGCCATTGTTTTATAAAAATCTTCTTTATGATTAACATATACACGTATATCATCGATACCAATAACAACATCTCTGACTTTCGCCCACAGACCACTGTTGATAAATAAATCTAATGGATTTTCATCTAACGCTTCTTTAGGTATATCGGTACATCTTTCAAATACTCCAACCATCAGACATAAATCCTGTTCAACTCTATTATCAAACTTAAGCATTGATTCACCGATATCCATGATATCTTGACTTAAAAGATATGGACGTACTTCTATATCAAATTCCTTTATTTTAACATTTTCAGGTGCTTTTAATTCCTTCATGTCGTTCTCCTTATTTATAATTAAACGGCAGATTCTTTTTACATAACTCAACAATATTTGCTAAATCATATCGTGATAACCTACCTATGTAATATATCAGCTGATTTTTATCAATCAACTGATATTGTTCACACAAAGCCACAGAGTCTTTATCTATAGCTTTACAATATTCCTCTTTCAATTTATAATGTAACGGTAACCTCTTTTTATCTTGCGTTGTTAATGGTACACAATGTATACATGGTGAATACGCACATGCCATGGCATTATCTACTATAATGCATGGACGTTTCCCAGATTGTACACTATTATCATGGTTGCCAAAGTCACAATAATAAACATCTCCTGTTTGTATCATATCTTAAAGTTATGCGTCAGCTACCGCCCATGCACCATTAACCACCTTTAATATTTTACCATTATCCGTTGCGGTTACGACAGGTAATTCAACTATATCTTCAAGCTTTGTTTTAAGCTCAACAGTAAAATCTTCCTCAGACAATCCTTTACCTGCCTCTTTATCAACTTTGGTATTTAACCCATCATCAACATACTTTTTATTAGCACTGTCACCATCGAAAGCAGGTGTATCAACTCCGCTTAAAATAATTGGCACATCAGTATTAGTTCCACTAAAGTGCAGGCTTGCTTTACCACCCTCGGCTTCAATAGTAAGTTGTGCAGCTACATTGCCTTGTTCGTCATATAAAGAAATTTGTCTCGGCTTATCATTACCACCACCGCCACTAATAACAGAAAGCTCGCCTTTATCATTAGTTTCTAATGTCGTTCCGTCAATTCTTAAACCGCATTCAGCATAACTATTCATCATCTTTCCCCTTTCGGTTCGACTTTCTCTTTGACACTATCTTTTCGGTCACAGGCTCAAAACCTTTTATGTAAAGCGTGTTTTCTACTTCAACCAATTCTACTTTTTTAGGAATGTAATCATATGGATTTTGTAGCCTAATTTGAGAATTTTCTGCATATTCTATATATAATTTATTAGTATCGCCTGATACCACTTTATATTCACCTTGATTCAGCTCAATCACCTCCTCAATCTTATTTTGCTTTAATGTACACGTCTCCATTCCTTCAAGCGGTTTCCATCTATTCTCATGTGTACAACGTCTAACAAATGGACATAATTCACCCTGTGTTTTTTTACAATAACACGATGAATAATAATCACCTACTTGACAATATTCGCAAAATATCATATATTTCACTTCCTTTAAAATAAGGGGAACAATTAAACTTGCTCCCCTTTTGTGATTTGTAAAATTACGCTACTGTGACTTCAACGTAACCAGCTACTCCAGCAGGGACTTCCGCCTGTCCCTCTTTTGTTGGCTTAATTTCAATATGTGCTGTACCAGCCTGCTCCTTAGCAGTTATCACTCCGGCAGCACTTACTTCTGCAATAGCAACCGTATCACTTGAGAATGACAGTTTGCTATTCGGAATAACACCTACTTTAGCATCATCATAAATACCAAGTACCGTAAGTGTCTTTGTATCTCCCTGATTCAGTGATAATTCTGCCGCACCATCAACAAGTATACCAGTAAGATTCTGATACCAAATGTTATCAAATATCTTCTTCTTTACTGTTGCATACTGACCCATATCTTCACAATTAGCTGTATGATAATAAGCCAGTGCTTGACCGCTCAGATTTGATGTTGCTGCACCCGAAGAAGTCAGTGAGAAATCAAACGTACCACTAAACTGGAATCTCGGAATATCAACAATCAGCTTACCAACCTGTGTCTTTTCTGACACGTTTTCTGTATTTGTTCCGGCTGTAAACAGCGGATATTCCATAACCATATGTACGATTGATGGGATTACAGATGATGGAACTGTGAAGTATTCCATACCAGCATCAACTTCATTATATCTTACGCAAGCATTTGAACCACCAGTAATACCAGTGTTCGCAGCTTTCTGTCCGTCAAATGTAATAAGAGTCCACCCACTCTTACCTTCTTCTTGAATCCAGCCTACAGTACCAGCGTCACCAAAAGTTGTAGGTGTACCCGTTACCGTAACTGAACCATCCTGTGCAACTACTACGGATTCTGTAGTAAGTGCATCGTTACCAACCTTTACGTCACCGCCACAGTTGAGTGCAATATATTCCATATCGAATAATGCATCTGTGAGGGTTGATTCTAAAAGGCTGTCATGAAAATAACGCAAATGTCTTCTACTTGAAACGCAACTTTCAAGTAAGTCTTTTTTACACTTTGTAAATAGACCTCCTATGCTTTCACATAGAGTTGAGATTAAATGTTCATCTTTATAATAAAGAGTTGTATTTTTCTTCCACCATTAGCTTGTGGTTTTACATTCTCCCTAAGAGAATAATCGTTGAGGGTTCTCCATATAGGATTTTCCCTGCTAAACACCCATTGCATAAACTACTTAGGATTTAACCATATAGTTATCTCATAACTTTTTTCTACTTTCGCAACCATTCAGCTTATCGTTTCCGATTACTGTTTAGGTATATGAGCTTTAGGGATTCAAAGCATTTAACACAAAATACCTACTAATCACTTAATAGGCAAGGCGATTATTTACCTCTGATATCGAGATTCTTCAAACTAAAACGCAACTTTTAGTCCAGTTATTCTAAATCGCTAAAAAGAATAACATCTTATATTTTCATATAATGTCGAGACTATTTGTCTTTCTTATTCATCTAATTTAATAACAGCAAATGTATTTTTGCTTTGTAATAAATATTGTATTGCTTCTTCAAGCTGTTCATATGTTGGTAACTTGTGACCACCCTTTATTCTCAAAATTTTATACCCATAAGACTTTACAATTTCGTCTCTTCGTCTGTCTCTTTGAGGATTTTTGTGCCAATAACCGCCATCATATTCAACATCTATCTTTGTATTACCTATTATGACAACACAGTCTAAAATATTTTTACTACATTGTTTGTTTAATTCGCAATTACCATACTTTGCTTTTAACATCTCACACACTTTTATTTGTTGTGATGATGTTGGACAATTACTGTTTTTCAGCATTGTTGTCGCAACTTTTTCTCTAACAATAGAAGATTGTAGGGGAATTCTAACGCCATAATTTTTCATGCAAGTAGATTCTTTCTTTTCTTGCACCCCTTTTATTTGAGAAGGATTATCGCAACCATATCTTTCACGAATAGTGTCTTTTCTTTTATTAGAAAACTCTAAAACTTCTGATGGGTTACTTACACCATAATCACGCATAAACATATCTTGTTGTTTCTTAGAACCACAATCTTTACAAGCGTCTCCAAAATCCTTGTCGTGTTGTCTATTATAAACATGATATCCTTTTTTAATTTCTTTTTGACAATAATCACATATCACCGCAACATCAGTATGAGAATTTTTGCTAAGGTGTTCAGCTTTAATTTTTACTTCTGTATCAAAGCCTGTGAAATTATATCCTAACGATACCAACCTGTTTTTATTTGTCCAATGCCATTTTATTGTGCAATATTGATTTGGTTTTAACATGTAATCCTCCTTTCTGTAAAATATATTAAATGAATAAGAACCGTATTTTTCCTCCACCATTAGCTTGTGGTTTTACTCCTTCGTCAAAGGATAGTCTTTGAACCTTTTTCTATTCGAAAAGTGGCTGCTAAACACCCATTGTATCATCACTTAGGATTTAACCATATGACATCCTTTATATTTTTTATACTTTCGTAACCATCACATTTAGATATATTTCATTCTTATGTTGTGGTTATAAAGGCTTTAGGGGTTCAAAGCAATTAACACGGGATACTTGCTGGTCGCCCAACAAGCAAGGCTATCGTGTTACCTCTGCGGTTACGCTCAGTGAGAGCGATTCTTCCTGTAATGTATTCGATGTAAATATGACTCTCGGTGATGCACCGATACTATAAGCTGTAGCCACACCTACACCAGCTACTAAATACTGCATAAATTTCCTCCTTTATACACTTGTAATCTTTTTAGCTAAAGAAGTAGCATCACCGAAAATATCGGAATACTTTTCTTTATCCTTTTTATATATCCAGTGTTCAACAGGTGTCTTTAGATAAGGATTAAGCGGTGTATTTGCCACATAATCTTCCCTGTCCCTAACACATTCAAAAATTTTATCAAACATCCTCATCGGTAAGTCGCGTACTGATTCATACGTCTCAGATGTTGATGCAACAACAACAGCTATCTTATCAATCATTTCAGGCATCTTGATATCTTTATTTTTAAGTTCGTAATACTTTTGAACGACTTTTCTAAAATCGTCACTCATTGGTGTATTATCGTAACCTGAAATATTTTGATAAAGAATAATCTCTTTGAGTTCATCAAAATCTGTAGCTGTCAATTCAATGTCTTGAATAGCGATCTTAGTCTTTTTCCCACCAATAATAAAGGCAATACCCCTACCGTTAATCATATAAATTCTTTTGTCGCCATCTTCTGATACGATTAACAACTCATTTTTGTCAAATTCAGTATGAAAATATTCTTCATTAAAACCGACCCCAAAACATAACTCTAAAATATTTAAGAAGTCTTGTCTGAGTGTCTCATCCCAAACTATCAACTCAAACATAAATCTCAAATAACTCTTTTGAATTTGTTCGATATCTGTTGTGTCGTTTTTATCTATAATTAAAATATCATACGATTGTTCAAATCTCTTGTAATCCTTTACCTTTACAGGAAATATCTTGACCCCCTTATAAACTGCAGGCTCATCAAAATATCCAAAAGATTCTATAAATTCTAAATAATCTTTCATTGACAAACACCCGTCCTAATATCAGCCAATTGTGTTGCCATGATTATTGTTAGTCCTGTAAAAGTATAATTATTGCCTATTCCAACCCTTGAATTGCATAACGCAGACAAATCTTGATTGAATTGTAAAAATCCAACCCCTGCCACATCTTGACCATTTAATGAACGCATAATTTCCATTTCTATCAAATCACCCCTATTACATGGGATTCCTTGATAATTTACTATTGGAATTTTACTGCCAAATAATACATCAAATTTATAATTCAATGTAGATAAAATTAAATCGTTTGGCATCGTTTCATATTTGTAACACTTAAGAATCGTTCTATTTTCAGATTCTTCATTAGGTTGAACATTAGTAATAAAGATATTGGAATTTTCCATATGATCTTCAATGCCGTCCCATATCAACTTTTGTTTCTGTTCAATAGTCAGTGCGGGTCTATCAAGAGCATCAATCGTATTATAATACATTAGCTTACAAAAATTATCATTCTCCATTAATGCCATTATAATCCGGTAAGGAATTAAGGGCATCGTAGTAAACACATTTGCTTGCGAACCCATAATACCACCTCCATTAATAGAACGACTTTAATTGTACAGCCATTTCTTTTGTTATATCATTCGCACTAAATACTAATAAAAGCCTATTTTTTGACACCTTTTTAGATGTAAGAACGAAGTTATTATCATCTTGGACTAAAGTATAATACGATGAATCAACACCGCTAATCGATACCGAAACATCGTTATTCTGCATAACGCCATTTTTGTACAAATTTACAGAAAATTCCATAGGAATATTTTGTTTTAACTCTGTAAATTCTGGTGTCATGACAATCTCATACATATCCTCTACGACATCTACAATATTTATACTACATTCGGCAAAAACATTAGGGTTGCCACTTAATGTCGCTTTAATTGTTGCCGTTGAACCAACTTCGCCGGTTAGTTCAAAGTTACCATCTAAATCAACAATACAGTTATCGTTACCGCTCCATACAATATCACGATTTACGGTATCGCCATTCAAGAAAGTGTTGGCATACAATTTCCCTTTAAATCCTTTTGTCTGTTCGGCAACAGGATTAGAGATACTAACTAAATAGTTGATATCTAATGCGTCTGCCACTTGATTCTTTAAATCATCGTCAGCTTGCAACGTATCTTTATACATATCAATGCGTATCATGGTAGCATGTTCATAGTCAATATCATCAATAAGCATGTCTTGATTTGCAGATACTTTAAATACCTGTCCTTTAAAGATAAACCTTTGATTTAAAGGTATTGTTCGAGTCAAATTATTACCTTGTACCGTAACAACTATATGTCCGCTCGCAACGACAATATCCTTATCCTTAGATGGTCGAGGACTTGCAAGCTCATAATCGATAACACATGGAATTTTATTAATAAACCCATTTTCAGAATTAATCCATCGCAATTCATTATTGCATCTGCGAACCGATACTGATGATGTATTCGATGCAAGTTTATTAGTGTTTGTTGCTATCCAATAATTTTCAGCATACTGATACATTAAACCGTTAGGTACTTCGGTATCTATCTTACGATAACTAAATATTTTATAATCATCACCAAGTTTAAATCCTGTACCGCTTTCAATTTGTGCATCAATACTAATTTCTACTGGGCTGAAATTTTCCGAGCCAATTTCATCTTGAACCAATACATTATATTTTGTCTGAGTGGAATTTTCCCATCTATCATCAATTAGTGCCTGCAAATGGTTCAAATAAGTGTCATTAGGTGATAATTTCTGTCGTTTTGAGTAAAACGGTAAATCCATAACTATCACCTACCTTTGTATAAAATTTCAGAGCAATCTAATATCACACTACGAATCTCAGCTTTTGTTGCTACATTACTTAATTCTCTAAGTCCCTTTAATGTATCTAATACCTCGGACTCAATGTCGGTTAACGAGTTGTCTTTTGCCATTCTAAGAATAGTTTTAAACAAATACTTCTGGTAACTTTCACGTCCGTAATTATCAAATATCGGCAAACATTTCCATACCTGTGCCCCATATTTGCTACACATTATTGTCACCCCCAAAATAAGGAAGTGATGAAATATTTGCTATTTGATAATCTGTAACATATTGTGACACTCTTACATAAAGGTCTGTTAAATAGTTACGTCTTGGTGTGAGATTTTGTCCTGTTGAATATCGTTTAAATTCTTTATCCTGTAATGCTTCTTTAAACTCTAAAACATCTTGCAATTCTCCTTGATACCACACAATACCAACATAATCTGCAAGAATATTTATTTCCATCTCATCTAAAGTTTCATCAAACTCTTTTGAAACGATATCATAACTAAGCGACTTTAAACATTGTGTAAACTGTGGTGCAGCTTTCACAACATAACTTGTTACTCTTGCTTTAAAATCATCCGGTGCCAAGTCGAATAATTTGTTTAGCTTATAATCTTCTATTGTAATTAATGCTCTGTCTACTATTGTACTAAAAGGAGTACCCATTACCTAACTCCTTTCATATCTTATTTCATTTCAACATATTCCTGAGCCATTTGTTCAATGTCAAAACCAGCTTCTGTTTTGATTCTCGCTAATACGTTCGGCTCATAATGTTCGTTCATTTTGAATAATCTTGCTATTCTTACTGCCGTTGCTTCCTGAAGCTGTTTACTCATATTAAGGAACATTTCTACGTCAGCATCATCTCTAAGGTAAACCAATTTATCTAAGAGTTCTTTTGAATAAAGTGAATTATTATAATGTTCATCTAATCCTTGTTCTTCGATAAAATCCCTGTCACAAACATATATAAGACCTGATTTCATAGTGTTTTCATAAGACGACACTACATCCTCTAAATCTCCACGTCTAATAGACCATGAACTTCCATACTTTTCAAATGTGAACTTTTTACCTCTATTATTAGGCAGAGTAGATATATTTACAGGATTAGGTGAAAGACTAATACATTTAATCTTATCGTTGCTCCTTGATGGCATTTGCTTTACAACAACTTCTGTTTTTGCAGACATTTGCTCTTGCATTTTTGCCATTTGCGCCTGCATTTTAGCAAGCATCTTTTTTGTTTGTTCAAGTTCTATTTCTGCTTCAGTTTTAAAAGGTTCTGTCGACTTTTCCGACACAACTTTAACTTCTTCGGTCTTAACTTCTTCTGTTTTCTTAGGTGGTCTACCTTTTCTCTTTGCTGTAGTTTCAGCCATTCCGTTTAATTCCTTTCGTCTTTAAAATAACAATAAAAAAAATACAAGATGGGGCAACCCCATCTTGTATATAATTAGTCTACGCTCTTTCTAAATTATCCACGATACCAGCAATAGAGTTTGTTGCAACAACAGTGTCCCATGCCTTGCTGATTGTAGACATCTGAAGCAGATTTGCGTGGTCATAAGTATCGTTAGTGTGTGACATAGTGTCTCCACCAACACCGATATGAACCAGTTTACCAGCAGCAGGTGAAACAACGTAAATCTTTGAATCGTCCAGCTTCAGTGAATATGGAGTATCGTAGTTATAAGGATCAGCGAACTGTTCAAGCGGTACCACATCGTAACCATTAAAGTTCTGTATGCTACCCAGTTTAACATAATCACTTTCAAGCATATATCTGTAGTTATTGTTGTCCGGCAGTACAGTTTTCAGTGCAACAGGTGTACCAAGTATGATTGCCTTTCTATTCTGATTGTAAGCAGTTACAGTTTCGCACAGCTTAATCAGTGAAGTTTCTGAGTAGTTAGCAACTTTCAGATTTCCTGTCAGTCCATTCATTGCAGTCTGGAAAGCATTATAAGCATCAAACAGCATAGCAGTTTCGATACTTCTTACAGCCTTCATTGTTTCTCTTGCAATTGAAACTCTACCTGAAAGAACTTCGAACAGGTCTGTACCCACTGTCAGCATATGGTTTTCCGGAACCAGAGTTACAGTAGTATTGTACAGCTTCTGAAGATTTGTATCTCTCTTTCTATATCCTGCTCTTGAAACAGTGTACAGCGCATTGTTTTCAAGATTAAATGACATAGAATCACCAAGAGGTGCAAACTTAAAGTCTGCAAAATATCTAATCGCTGAGTTCATCAGCGTTTCAGGCAGAACCATATCGATAAGGAAATCCCTGATATTGTCAGCCATTTCTCTTACTACCATGTTATTAGCGTATCTTTGGACAGAGCCATCGAACTGCTTTTCTACAGAGTATCCGGTTCTTCTTTCGAGTTCAAGAGCAAATTCTTTATTAATTGCCTTTTCCATTATGTCAACAGACACACCTGACAGCGATTTACCCGGAACACCTCTTCTTGCCATATCATCATCAGCATACTGCTTGAATGCGTTGTAAAGGTCAGGTGACGCATTAGCAAATGCTTTTACTGTATTATATTCTATCATTATAATTGAATCTCCTTTCTATATATAAGTCGTTGATTACTCTTGGATACAAACAATCTTGTAACCAACCTGCTGATCCATTCCGATTTTGCCTCTACCAGCTGGGAACGGGATTATATACTTGTGTTCTACTTTGAATGCAGTTGAACCTGCTGTAGCACCCGTAGCAGCGGCAATCCTTGTCAGTTGAGTCTGACCTGCTTTTGATTCAAGGATATCTCCATTCACAATCTGTGCGGCGGTTTCAGTGTCAACACAATCAACACTTATTACAACTTCATCGTCCAGTACAGGTTTAAACACACTAAACGTAATATTCGGTTCATTAGTATAATTTCTTGGGTCTTCAGTAAGTCCAGCAAACTCATTTTCACCAACCATAGTCAGACGCAGTGATGGGTTGTATGCCATCCAACAACGACCAAGCGTTCCTGCTGCCGGAGCAGCGGCAGTCCACGCATCATTGCCCTGTTTTGTTGGTGCTGTAAGTGCTACAAGCTCACCGCCTGCCACAGCTACCTGAGCGATCGCATCTCTGTTCAGAGCTGAATCATTAGTAGCTGAAATTCTTGATTCTATCATAAATCCATTAGCCATAATAAAATTTCCTCCTCTTTATGTCTATTTATTGTTGATTTTCTCAAACACGTTTACACTATCATCCTTGTGTGCAAACTGCATAAAATCATATCCCATACGGATAACATCATCATTCTTCTTTGTCTTTTTGTTCTTTGCAGGATTGTCAAACGCAAATGCTTTAGCTTCTTTCTTGAATTGTTCTACATTCTCAAAAGTTACATCTTGGCTCTTTTCTTCGAGTTCCTTATATGCCTCTGCATCCATATCTTGCTTAACCTGTGCAAGCACTCTTTTAACTTCAGCATCTTTTCTTTCGGAAAGAACTTTTTCTTTAAATGCTTTAAGTTCTGACATCTGATTGCACATTTCCTCTATCTGTTCCATAACGATAGACTCATCACACTCACCATAAGGCTCGCAAAGCTTCTTTGCCTCTGCTCTTTGTTCAGCAGTTTCAGCCTTAAGCATTTCAAGAATAGCACCTGCGTAAGCGTTTGTGTCTAACGACATTTCTTTCTGAGTTTCAGCCATTTTCTTTTTATCTTCGGCTTCTATCTCTTTTTTATCGTCAGCCACCTCTTTGCCATTTTGCTTATCATTATCCTTGGTCTCGTCTTTTACAAAAGTCTCCTCTTGCTTTTCCATTTCTTTTTGGTCTTCAGACTCTTTCTTTTTATCAAAGTCTATGTCGGCTTTTATTGACTTATCGTCTTCACCAACTTCGATTTTAGCTGGAATATCATAACGAACCTTTGTTTGTTCATCAGTAACAACCACTTTATCGTCTTCGATATCATCAACAAAGAAATGGTCTCCGAGCTTTGACTTTACAATCCTTTCGACTTCGGCATATACCTCACGTCCTTCAAGTTCGTCAAATTTCTTTTCTGACATCTCTTTCTCCTTCTTGTTTTCATCAAGATTAAATTTTTTATATAAAGATTCCACTTTATTTATAACTGATTGTGCATTCTCTTGCTTTGCATACGCCAAAGCAGAACTTAACGCACCTCTGTTATAATAAAATGTATCTCCTACTAACTGCATAAGTGGATATTTAAGGTGCTCGGACGGAGCGTCTTCCCAACCATCCTCAACTAAAGCATACACATCTTTTACAAGACTTGCTTTATTTGAAGCATCCATAATTTTATTTCTAAGTGATGTTTTATCTACATCACCCCATGCTGTATCTTTTAATTCAGTTTTGTTTACTTTATATGTTACAGCCATCTTCAACCTCCTTTCTTCAGAAAATCTTTCAAGTGTAGTTTTTGCCTTATTTTTGTAATAATTATCTGCATCGGTTGAAAATCGTTTAACAGACATTTCAGCACCCTCGCATGATGGTTGGTAATCCAATCCTAAAATAGTACATCCATGAAACATAATACCTAATATCGGTTTATTGCCCTGTTCATCTTCATCGCCTTCAACAGCAGAAAACTCAGCACTCACATTTCTAAAGTTATGCTCTTTGAACAACATATATACAGGTGTTGCATACAACTTAGAAATAAGCACTTCGTAAACAGCAAATGTTTTACCATCTTTTTCTCTAAATTCTATCTTACCGTCTTTAGGAAAATATCCAATAATCTGTTGCTGATTTGTGTGTGTTGTAACATCTTTGTCCCACTTTGAATACTCGGCAACAAGAAATTTACCAAGCATTGTATGAGCATCACGTTTTAATATCTCTATATCTACAGGATTTTTATGCGAATTATTTCCCTCTGCTAATAACCACACTTCCCCTAATGCAAAATCTACATCTTCATCATTCTTAAAGAGGTTTATATCCTTTATACTAAATTGCTTTAATTCGGTTTCCATTTATTCACCCCTTTCTGAATCGTCTAATATAATCTTACAAACTTCATCTCGTCTATAATAATAGTACATACCGTCAAAATACCTCGGTCTATACCCTTGTTTTTGTAACCATTTACTTAATTCATTCTCAACTTTGCAATAATTATGTTGATCTGTGGGTTTCTGTACAAGAAGCATGACTACACACCTCTGACAGAATCCTTATTTGTTATTGTAAAGAATGATGGAAAATCATAATCAAACGATTTTAAATCGTCACCATATTGCTCGGCTTTGTCACGAATAAGAATCATTTGAGCGACTTGTTCATTAAGCCTTCTCAAAATAGAATCAAGCTCTACTACAATAAGAAAGTCGTCATTGCTGTCAGCTATCTTACGAACTGCCATAAATTTATTTTGAAAATCTATCGTTCGTGATAACATTTGTTCCATCATATCTACTAAATCTTTATACTCAACATCACCTGCCGGTGTTGCTGGATAATAAGGTGTAATATTAAAATTTTCGAGACACCGTTCATTAAGAACATCGGCTTCAGATGAATACCAATGCGCCACATACTCATGCATTAATCTGCTTGCCTGTTCACAAACAAAATCAACTCCCAATATACCTACTGTAGCATCCCAAAATCGATTCATAGTGAAAAATTCGCCATTAAGTTCTTTTATTGCCTTTATTGTTTCATCGCTTACATTCATTATTTTTCACCACCTTTTTTTACAACAATCTCCTCACTGACACCCTCTTGCTCGACTCGTTCTTGCCCTTCTTCAAGCACAATCGTTTTGCCAAGCCTATCAAGTATTATACTGAATTTATCTATAATACTTATATATTCTTCTATTTCTTCATATGTTCCCGACTCATCCATTTGAATACAAGCATCAAGCAAGGCGTCACTAAGAAGCGTATACGATTCATTTAATTTTTCATAATTCATCATGTTCGTTTGCCCGTCTTTCTTTTATCATAATCTCTACTCGAGGTAGCAACACGTCTTTTTCTCGGTCTACCACCTTTATCATTAAGACTTTCGCTACCTGATGCAGTATGAATAGATATTAGTTGTCCAAGTTTATCCGCTAAATCACCATTCTTGCCCTCGTCTATAGCATGTTCAAAAAAGTGTGGTGGATATCCTAACGCTTGTGCAAACATTGTCGCATTAGGAACGATTCCTCTGTCTATACTGAATTGTAATGCTTCCCTACGTTCCTCTTTGTCAAACCAATAGTCTATACCGTCAAACCAAAATGTCCATTTATATTTTTTGGTCTTACGATTTACAAAGAAATTTAAGAATTGTGCAAATTGTATGTACAATTTCTTTAATGGTGTTGCATCTGTTGTTATTTGAGCAATAAGTTCAGCTTCACTTGCTTTATCACTGCTATATATAATTCTTGATGCACTCGCTCCAATACCAGCAGTCGTTATAACCTGATTGCTATACATATCAGGGTTCTTATCTTCAAACTGGAAGAAATCATTATCTTTTGTAGGCATAGCACCTACTTTAATGTTATTTTGCAATCCTCTTGCAACCATCTGCAATAATAATCCGAGAGTCTTAGGATTCATTGCAAACTCATCTTGTTTCTTCGCATCATTTTTTAATTGAATTTCACCAACAAGGATACCATATGCGGATATCATATCTTTATCGTATTGCAACTTTTTAATTTCGTCATTTAATAACGTGTCCTTCATAAATGAAGCTAATGGCGGTACATGAGTGTATGTACTTGTATCATACGAAAATCCCCATGCTCCCTCATCAGGTGAAGTTTGAACAATATATGACCACGACCCATCACGTTTATTTAACGGATTGGACGGAATATAATTATTCATATTATCTGTTTCGAATATCTCACTATAATATTTTCCAAATATAGGAGCGTATAATCCTAAGTCAACCGTTCCTGATAATAAAAAGCTCAAATCTACATCAAACAGCAATCCCATGTTAGTATATCCTGTTGTCTGGCAAAATGATTGCGGTAGCATTTGTAAAGCGTATTTACAGTTACCACTTTTAGCTTTTGTTGATTCTCTATACCAACAATAATAAACACCATTTCTTAATAAGTTCTTGACAACATCTCGGAATATACCTTGATAGTCAAAGTTAAAAAGAAACTTTTCTACACGTCTTCTATCTTCTAAATATTCTTTTGACTTAAAATCCTCGCTATAAGCGTTATTACATACATAAGAAAGGTCAAAAGTTAATATATTAGCCTTGTATTCCACAACCTTATTGAATATCGTATCAAAATATTCCATATATTGACAAAAGGCTCTAAGCTCTTCGACACTATCAATCGCCGTTGCTAATGCCCGTTCAACTTTATTCATTGTTGGTTGAGCAGGCGAATTATTCAGATTTTTCAAATTTTGAGTGAGTATGTCAGGTGTATATAATCCACCGCCATACAATCCCTTTATATCATTATAAAAACTTGTCGCAAATTCTAAAACATTCCAGACCTGCTCTTTTGTTAATGATTTTTCTTCGGTCAAGCCAACTTCCCTCCTTTCTTATTTTTATCCCCAAACTTGCCAATCATCCTCTGTGTATGAACTTGACGTTTGTTCAGCTATCATTTCTAATTCTTTCAAATTAAAGAAATAATTTGCATATTCACACGCAACTATTCTATCTCGTTTATTACCACCAACTGTAATAAGGCTTATAAAACCACGTTTTATTACCTGTTGCAACTTGATGGCTTCTTCTACTATCATAATATCTAATTGAACATGTCCTAATAATGTCCGCATTCTTTGTTTTGAATCCATCTTTAAGTACCGTTCGTCTTCTTCAAGTTCCTGCCGTTTTGTAGTTTCATCAACAAGAAATCTTATCGAACCGTTTAACAAAGCGTTTTTCATAGCTATATGATAATTATTATTTCTTTCGTCAGTACCTACAACCGGAATTATTACAGGTACCGCATTTTCATCAACTACACGACCCCTAAGATTTTCTACTTTTGCTTTATCACAATAAAACTCTGTTACGGCATCGGTGCAAATTCCCATACCGTTCATTTGAAAACCGAAACCATCATGATAATATGGCTTTGTGAGGTCTATAATTCTGTCTTCTCCTCCATTACGAATCAATTTTATTTTTCCTTATATTTCTATAAAGTTTAGACTATATCATCATCTTGTAAAACAAAATGCTCACCGCTTCGAGTATTATACTCTACTCCTAAAAGGATAGTCGTTGAACTTTTTCCTATTCGGAACTTAGCTGCTGATTGTCCAATTCTTATAATTCTCAAACATTCGCACTTGATTATATTTCATATCTATGCTGTAGTTTATAAGACTCTAAGGATTTTCCAGCAATTCAATGAGTTTAACGTGGACTATTCATGGAGGATTCCTAATCCACAATAACATAATCTGCATCATAAAGATAAAACAACTCTCTTATCCTTAATACAGACTCGTCCTTTTTACCGCCACTATATGTTTCCATATATTCAGCATTTCTTAAATATTTATTTTTATCTTCATCAGGATAACCACTCATACAACCTATAACTGTATTATCACTTACTTGATTCTTATTTACTGTGTCAGTAAATGCAAAGTCAACATATATTACCCTAAGCTCATCTTCAAGTTTTTCTCTAAAGTACGGCACTGTACCTCTAAGATAATCAAATACCCACTCTTCTGTTGTCGGTGGTGTGAAACCAATATCTATAACACGATTCCTATGAAACATTTCTAAAGCATAAAACGACCCCTCAATTTCCCCTTGTGGGATATTATAATATTCCATCATAATATCCATATCACTTGAACCTTGACGAGCAATATCTAAATCTTCTCTTGTCATAAATCCATGTTTGATTGATGTTTCAACATCACCACACATAATAGCATATTGTAATCTTGGAGCATCTTCCTGATTGAATGTATTATTTACACATATTTTCCACTGCCTAAAGAACCATTCGTGTTTATAACGAGTTGATGTAAGATAAATAATCCTTGCTCTTTCAATTAATCGTGGATCATTTTCATATTCTGGCAACAATCTATATTTTGGAACCCTTGCGTGTCGCATTGGCAGAAAAACAGAGTCAACCATACTCTTTTTCATTAATCGGCATTCTTCAAATACAAGTCCAGAAGCTCTTTCACCTCTACTTGAATCTGTTTCGGGCAATATCTTTATCCAAGAACCATTAAATGTAAAATTCACTATAACTTCTTCTTGGTCATATTTGAATGTAATATACCCATTATCTTTAAGCCATTTTAATTTAGGAGAAAATCGACCACATATTTCATTCTCAATTTTTTCCTTAACCATCTTTTTAGCGGTTTTGATTGTTGTAGCGGTCAAAACAACTTCGCTATATGGATAAAGCATACAAATAATTACACCGCCTAAACCAGACATAAAAGACTTAGTTAAGCCACGACCGCACATAAGAAAGAAACATTGTGTTATCCCCATTAGATAAATAGCTATTTCCTGAAAGAATTTTAAATTTATACCTAACTCATATTTAGCATAAATATTCCAATTTCTTCTATAAAATGTAGTCCAATCTTTTACTTTTCTACGTCTTTCTGTCGGTGTTAATGGTCTGCGTTTGGCTTGTCGTTTTTTCTTTCGTTCCATAATAAGCTGGCTAACTTTGCTCATTTTTTACCAGCTCCTCTAAGTTTATCTTATCTTCCTCTGCGCTATATTCAACAATTTCATCATGTTCAAATTTAAGAGAATATTCTTTTGAACCTATAAGCACATTTTTTAATGGACGTATTATGTGGTTGTACATATAGCGTTTTATTCCCATAAAATCACAATATTTTTCTAAATCTCTATAATGTTCTGCTGGTTCCTCATTCTCCACCATAGCTATCTGAGATTCCAACATTCTCTCAATCATCGTCTTTTCTTTTTCGACTTTAAAATCATCTATTTTTAGAACGTGCATCAGATCAATAATCTGCTTCTGTTCTTCTTTTGTACTTTCACCATTCTCATCTTTCTGACGTTTCCGCAATTCAACCAAACATAAATCACGATAAAGACGCTCTTGTGCCGTTGTCATGGTTTCAAGATTACTTGTATATTCACCATACATATATTCTAATAGCTGTAAGTCTTCAACGTCACGATTACCCCAGTCAAGCGTCAACTCAGCCATACTTTCTTTTAATGCCTCAACACTTTTCTGAACGGTTTTAACCTCTCCTAATGCAATATCTGTATCACAAAATGTGTCCCATGTATCAACATTTTGCCTGATACTATACATGGTTACTATATAATTACCAACATAATTATATGTTTTTGTATCAACTTTTCTTTTAGCGTTTTGTATCTTATCTTCTAAGCGTTCATACACCTTTAAAATAAACGGTATGCCAAGTTCAGAACAAGTAAACCATAACGCACTTTCTAAATTACCATACGTTTTTAAATGCTCTCTAAGTATTTCATTAGCACATTCTTTGCAATATGGCAACACCCCATTTTTATGATGTGGGTTTTTTGATTTATGAAAATAGTCTAAAGGATACGGTCTTCCACACCGCACACAAAAACTTTCAACTATAGTATTTTTTTTAGCCATTCCGTTTGTCTCCTTTCCCTCTTTTATTTTTATATTCAACTTTTTGAACACAAAAATAAAAGAGAGCCATCAGACTCTCTTAAATAATTTTATTCAAATTTTTGTCAATAAATCTTGCAACTTATTCCTTGTAATCTTCATTTGTTCTACATGATTACCGTCAATCATATGATTCATCATACAGAGCATAGATTCACACATTGCTTTATTGACCTCGGTTATATGCTCCAATGCATTTAAATCTTTTTTTTCATGTTGTTTCAACACTTTTATATCGTCTTCGTGTTCTCCAACACTTTTCCTTATATTAATTGCAGGAGTTAGCCATTTATGAATGACATTTCCTACATTTCCAATTAATACTATGCCACCTAATATTCCTGCTATTGTTGTCCACGAAAACATGATGTCCACCTACCTCTTTACGAGTTTAGCTTTCGCTAAAGAACGCTTGCCGAAGTAACCATCAACATCAAGTCCTGCTTCTTTTTGAAATTTCTCAATAGCAACAGTTGTCAGTATACCCAACGTGCCATCTACAGCAAGTCCATACCTACCATACCAGTTAAGAAACTTTTGCAACAACTTAACTTGGGTACCATTATCACCACGTTTAAAATATCCTCTTGCTGGCAACTTAGGGAATTTTCCTGCGTACTTTACTTTTATAATAGTATTGGTCTTGGATAGATATAACATATTCATATCTATATTACCATTTAATCCAACCACTTTACCAGCACTTGTATATTGCCACATATATTTTTTGCCAACATAATCACAAGTGCTATTATATTGTGCAACCCATATCTTATACTTACCGCCTAATGTAGTTTTATATAAGTAGTTATTAAATGTTGATAAATTTGCATATACACCCACAGTATACCCACGTTGTTTTACTGTATCGCAAAACATTTCGCATATATTGGTACAACCGCCTTTGCCGAGTTTCTTTGCTCTTGTAGCATTTAATCTACCACCAAACTCCCAGTCAAAGAACACAGGTAATGTAATATGTTTCTTATATACGTTTATTGTCTTTAACACAAATTTAGCTTCACGTTCTGCTTCTTTTACTGATATGGCTTGTGAATAGTGATACACACCAATTTTAAATCCTACATTCGCAGCACGCTTTATGTTTGTATCAAACACACTATCTTTATACATTGAAAAACCCTTTTGTGATGTATAAGAACTTCTCAGTATAATATGTTTTATCCCCGACTCATATATTCTTTTAAAATTTTCTGTCGATATCTTTCCTTGCCATGCGGAGATATCAATACATTTTACTGTCATAATCTACCCTCTACAGCTTTGAATTAATATATTTTTGCCAAGCCTTTACTGTCTCGACACCCATATATCCACTAATCTTACCAGCATACAACTTCTTCTTTGTAAGGAATTTCTGCATTGCTTTTATTGTTTTCTTACCAGCAAACCCATCTCTTTTAGTCCCTACAAGCTTTTGAATGGCTTTTATTACATCTGAACCGCTTTTGCTACTTTTCACAAATTCCCATGAACTTGTATTGGCAGCTTTAAGATATTTTCTACACGATATAAGTTGATGTGATATTACACCGTCCTGTACAGTTCCTAATACTCGCTGTGTACGTGTTGTTGTTGCTTTGCCCCAGTTACCATCGACTTTTAATTTCTTGGTTCCAGTCGTACCATTCGAAGCATTTGTTGTTTTAGCGTATCTTGGTCTATCTATGGAACATACATAATAAAACGATCTATGTCTTATCATAACACGACCGCTACCACCACCAGTGTTGCCCTCAAGCGTAGTGTATCCTGTTGAGGTCTTCTTAAGAATAATTCCTATATGGTCACGGTCATGATGTTTTCCCGACCAATCAAAGAAAATTATATCGCCCGGTTTACCGTTATAGATTGATGACACATGTCTTGCATGATTCTTGTACCAATTGTCAACAGTAGGACAATACCCACTTTTTATACCACCATTAAATTCTGATTTCATACCTGTTTGCCAAAAATTATAACACTGAAAAGTCGCACACCAAGCAGTGCCTTGTGGAAATCCTATCCACCTATTATACTTACTGCCACCATTACCCAATTGTTTTTTCTGATATGCAATCATGTGAGATGCAGTAATAGCCATACTATTCATCTCCTTCGACATCAATATCAGCATCAAACTCATCGAGTCCATCCGTGTATGGAAGTTCTTCGCCATCATATGTAGGTATACCATCAACATCAGCGTTATTAATTACCGACTGTGCCGCAACAGCTTTTTCTGTAAAGTTATGATTCTTCCAGATTACATAAGCACCATCAATGGCTTGTGCTATATATGCTATCGCCATAGTTACCCATTCTTCATCGAACGGTAAAACACTCTTACCCATTGATGTTAAGATAGTATTGATCGTAACTAAAATAAAAACAGCTATACTTGTAACAGCTTTTAATCTTTCTTTCGTTATGTATTTCATATGTTTGTTCACCTCTTATTCCTTTCTATATATATCAAAAGTGAACATTAAACGAATGTCCACTTTTGAATAATTATTATACTGTAAGCAATTTTTAATATACTACTAACTCAATTGCTTCATACCATCCAATACGAAACCAATCACCTTTTCAAAGAATGATACTCACCAACTTGCAACCTCGTATATTAGCTGATTAAGCTGGTTTAATCAAAATATTTATCATGTTACGCTTGCTTTGCATAGGCTCGATAAATTCCATTTGGCGGGAAATTTGCGACTCGAACGCAAAACCTTCAGTTTAACAGACTGCTGCTCTGACCAATTGGAGCTAATTTCCCATAATGCATTAAGATTTACTCCAGTCCCGCACAAGAGGGACTATCCTAGCGGACACTCAATGCATTAACCCCTGTGCTTTTAATTAATTAAAATTTTTTTATACTAAGATTTTCAAGATGTTTTTAACTTTTACTGGAACATCATAACCAGCAGGTTAATCACCGTCACCCTCATCTAAATGTTAGGGTGGGTATATGAGTTTAACCGTACATACACCTTCTTTTATAATTATATCCCAAAGTTTTCCAATGGGGTTGTTCACTCTATTCCTGATTTAAAAAATCAAAACTTCCTTATCCCTTTGTGAACTTGGCACATTGTTTTTAGCTCGTGTTGGACTCCATATCATAATAACTTAGGCTATCCCCGATTAGGATAAGTGCTTATGGTCGAGACGGATAGATTCGAACTATCGCGGACATTACATCAACGGTTTTACAGACCGCCTCCTTCAGCCATCTCGGACACGTCTCGATATTTTTTTACATGGCTGGCGATGAAGGTTACGCTCCTTCTCTGTAGGTGTCAAAAACCTATGTACTACTATTATACGAATCGCCAATAATAATTATCGTTTATAAAATCAATGCAAAACTTCCACGATACAAAGTTTTTAAAAGTTATATCATAAAAATTTACAGAAGGTCTAGTATAAAAATCAAATATTTATACTAATTATTTACTGAGGCTTCCCCCTACAATACAATATCAGAACATATTCACTCAATAGCGATAGAGCGATGAGCTTCGAGTTGCGACCTCTAACTTTTCTCTACCGGTGTAGCCTTGTACACCCAAAGGCTATATGGGATTTTTACCCACAAATTTCAGAGAACTTCATCTTGTAAGTATAAGCCTTGTATTTTCTTCTACAAATTAAGCTCCCAAAGAACAAATGGCACTTTCTCCTACTTTAACCCACGACTTGTTTTATACCTGTCATATTAAACAGTTCACTGCCAAGCAGATTGTTTGGTGTTTCTTTGCGTTACCCTCCTTACCACAGGTGCTGGAATACAAAGATTATTCTCCACAGGAGCGTCTATTACTCTGCCAACAAGTTTGGTAGTTTTGTTCTTACTATTGCACCGCATTATATCTTAGCCTTGAAGATTTTCTTCTCGCTTAACAATCTCGCAATTGTTAAAATGCAACTTTTCAAACGTATCCGTATGCAAAGCTACACACTTTTCAATATAATCTCAGCACGATGTAAACCGTTCTTCACTGAGTTAGTAAATAATCAGTATAAATATTTAATTTTCAAAGTTCATTATCAACCTCTGTCGATATATTTATTATATCACTATACGATATAATTGTCAAGAGGAAATTTTTATTTTATTTCGAAAAGGGGAGTGATGAAAAAATGTCTATCTCCTCTTGACAATTATTATTATACTGCATATAACAGAACATGTCAACACTTTTTTTTAATTTAAATAAAAAGTTTTCTCATAATCTTTACCATCTTCGGTAAACATGATCATTTTACATCCAGCTCGTGAATGCTTTCGTATACTTTTAGCATAATCATCTATACCCATAATAGATGGCACTCTGATTATTTCTCTATCACCAACGACACCTATACCAATACTTTCTTGTGAGTTTCGATGTAAATGACCCGTTACAAGCAAGTCAATACTGCAATCGTAGAAATTCTCAAAGAAGTCAATATCGTTCTTTAAATCCTTAGAATCTCCATGATAAGTCATTACTTTTACACCATGAATGTCATGATATATGTTATCATTGTATGGTTTTATATAAATTTCAGCATCTTCATTCTGTAATTTTACATTCTTTATTCTTAATGAAATAAACTCGTGTATTATCTTTGCAATATTCTCATCTTGGAATATTTTCTTTTCGGTAAGCAGTCTTAACATATCATGATTGCCACCCGTAAGTGCATATGTAATTTTACATCCGGTACGATTATATAACTCACATAACCATACACTCATAAATTCAGCGTATTCTATAGCTGCATTAATTACTGGTGTTTCGAGTTTTTGTAACGACCCCATACGCAAAATACCATCAATACAATCACCTAAGTCACATACAATAATATCATCATATTCTAATTCAATAGCTTCTATCTGTGATAACAGATTCCACATACGAGTTTTAAATATCTCAGTGTCATAAGAATTTATAACTTCACCGTATAAACCCTGCAACTCAAACTGTTTACCGTAATGTGCATCAGATATAAATATCATCGCTGTACGTTCGGAACTTTCCTTATGCTTAAAAGTTTTTATATCTATTGGTTTAAGGTATTTTAATTCTTCAAGCATTAATTCCTGAAATAATTCGTTCCGTCCCTCTATCCTTGCAGTTTTATGATATTCACGATTAACCGTCTGTTTCTTTTTACGTTCTTTAAGAATTTCAAATTTAAGTTGTTCAAGCTTCGTTAATTGTTCCTCTGTCATATTTTCTTCGTTTTTGTTTAGAAAATATTCATAAACCTTAGAACCGCAAAACCAACCACACGTCCACGACTTTCTTAGATTGTCAGGATGCATGTTTAATCCCAATTCATCAACAGCTTGTTCCCAACTATCTTCAATCTCACCATTACTTTTAGATAAAAGATATTCTAACTGGGATTCATAACTACTCATTAGTTAAATCCCTTTCGTCTGAAAGTTTTAAAGCTATCTGCTTACCTATCATGTTTCCAAGTAGCCCTACAATATCAATTGATTCTATAGGATAATCTTTTCCTTTATCAATCCAGACAACCAATTCATTATTATCATTTCTGTCTAATGTTCCTGCAATTTCAGTTATTGTATTCTGTATATATTTATCTTTAGCCATCAGTGTCCACTACCTCCTCAACTACTTTTTCAAGCAGTTCTTCCAGTTTATCTTCATCCTTTGGTCTTGGATTATATTTGTTTATAAGTAGTTCGCTCCTTGGAACGCCACCCCTACGTTGTGTTTTACGTGATTCCTTACTAATTACTTTTCCATTCACGATATCTGTCAATGTTGGCATTGGTTTAAAATGAACACTTTTATATGGTTCTTTCCAAACACGTTTGCCTGTTGGCAGAATATAATCCTTACCACCTTTTTGTTTTGTATAAAAATTACCTAAATCCTTAACTCTAACCTCACCTGTATATCGCAACTCATCAGCAACAAGCAGTACAAATTGCTCTACAACCTTTCGAACCGTTTTTTCTGAAAGCTTACACTTTCGTGATAAGAGGTCAAAAAATTTTGTAGAAGTAATCATACCTGTTTTAAGCGTCATAACAGATTACCCTCGCTTTTCTTTCTAACTTCTTTTTCAAACTCAGGATAAAATTTAAAGAAAGGTTTCTGGTATTCAGGTTTTGGGTCAATCCATTTCATCTCGCCACTATAAGGGATTTTCATTTCCCTACCCGGTTGGGCTGGTTTTTCTTGTAGCTTAAAGCCACCTAAGTCTCTTAATTTTATCGTATGTCCTTGCAACATACACTTTTTTATTATTCTTATTTGTCCATAAAGAACTTCATCAACAACACTCTTTTTAAACCCAGAATATTTGCTGACCATCCTTACAAGATCATCGTATTTTATAATCGCCATTCCGTTTATCTCCTTTAATCCTATCGGAGAAATAAAAGCATGTTTTATCAATTATTTCTCCGACCTATCTTGATATATCCCCGTATTTTTATACCGCTTATGGGTACTAAGCGGTAAGCCTACTCTGATAAAATTTACCATTTCTGACTGTTTCTCCATGTATCCGAATAAGGAAACAGTCGATAAATGTTGAAATTTCAACATTCTCAGCTTCACTAAATCACAAAAACGTACACAAAAAGTGGCATTTTTAAGCATTTTTTGAGAAAATCTGTAAAAAAACTTTAGGGTTTGTTTCATATAAAACCTTTAAAAGTAGTGGTTTATTGTTCTTAATTTTCTTACGTTGTTCATATGAAAAATTTTCATCAATCTCAAACGCTCTTTTTATTAACCATATCATCAACCCGGCATATTCTTTAGATATATATGTCACTCGAATACGTTCTATCAACGATTCAAAATCATCTTTCAGTAATAAATAATCATCGGTGCCTGTAAACTGAGATTGATAAACATTCAATGAGAAGTCTTCAATCATTTTCTCTACACGCTTAGATTTTCGTCTATTCACCTTTAAATCACAATCATTCATAAAATAAAATATTGGCAACGATTTATCTTTTGAACGGTTACGTTTTATTTTTATTTCATCAAGTGAGTTCATAGGGCATTTTAACTCGTAATTCATCTTTGATTCTTTTCCGTGTTTAAATTCAGGTTTTATATTTTTCCAAAATTTAGGATAACCATGTTTATCAATCTCCATGTCTTTTTTAATGCGTCTTATTTCTGATGGTATGTCTATGTCGTACGACCTTTTACAGTTGTCTATGCTAATTTGTGCTACGACCGACAATATGCAAACATAATCATCAAATTTCTTATCATCAAAATTATATGTGTATGACAATGCTAATTGTGCAAGATTGCTTGATTCACCTATTGCTAATTGCGATTTAGCTAAATTATTATCTACTTTTGCAAAATCTTCAGGTATATTATCATAATGATTTTTTTCTTTAGGAATATTATTCGCTATTGTCGGATAATTTTGTACGCAATATTTTGCGTATTTAACTATATCAGGTTGGTTGGTTGTATAAATTGAATCTGAATCCTGATCTGCATTTTGTTATATCTTTGGCTCTTTATCCAAAGCGTCTTTAAGTTTCCTTAAAGTATCAGACTATCTCATTACCATATACATTGCACTTAGGTATGCGGCACTCATGTCAGTCTTATTGCTTGCCTACTCGACTGTTAGTCGTTGAACCTGCTTAGTACTTTTATGGCTTTCCTAAGATTGGCTGCGGATTGGCATAATTCTATTTCACAACAGTATCTATAGCTTTCCCGCAATTCACCGCATTTGCATCTTATTGTTTCCAATAAGAGGGGCAAGACCGTTTACCCATTGTTTCTATCTTGAAAGTCAGTTCCAATCATATTGACAGCAATACATTGTTCACCAATATTAAAATATTTTTCCAATCGCTCATCATACACATTATGTAAACAACCCATATTATTCTTTGAATTAAATGGATTCCTAAATTCTGCAAGATATTCACCAAACTTAAATCGTTCAGTGTAACACTGCGTCGCATTTAATTCTGTTGTAAAAGTTGTATCTTTGCTAATATCTTCACCAACACTATGTAACAACATTGCATAAGGATTTCCCACAATTACTAAATTATCACCCTCGTTGATAACCTTTCCTGTTTTGAATTTTTTCACATAAGCACGTATTATTTCATATCGTCTACTCCTAAAATACTCACATCGAAAAAAATCTTTATTTTGTTTACATAGGGCGATTAGTGCATCATAATCATTTGAAAAATTTTTATTTTTTTCTAAATAATCTAAAAATATATCGTTATCAGTTTTAAGCTGTTGTATATAACTCTGGCTTTCAACAGTTACATTATCAATAATATCGACATCCAAAGCATTGATCATCTGATATGACATTTTTTGCACATTGCCTAATTTGCTTTTGTGTGCTGTTTTTACAATACCAAACTGACAACCATTTTCTTTTACCCGTTCAGACCAATATTCATACGACACATCAAAATTAATCCATTTCATAGCATTTTCTGTTGTGATTAATTTAATATCTTTTGCATAATGCTTATTGCCCCACATATCAGTCACTTGTGCTGATTCATATTTTTCATTAAAGTAATCTTTGAAAAATTCCTGTATGTATGAATCAAATGCAGCCATCTTTGTCATATGATGCCGGAGTAACACATATCCATTTCCCCACGATGGGAATATCGAATTGTCAATAAGAGCCTGACCATCAAACAACGTATTTTTTAACTTATAGTTTTCTAATCGTTTTGCATAACATTCTTTGTCTTCGTTGATATTAATGCTTATCACATTTGTTTTCATAAAGCTGTCAATATCCTTGATAATTAAAATATTTTTAGGTTTGATCATTACTGTATCTACTATTGCACTTGTAACTAGTGATACATAAGCACTCATTTCCACAATAGGTGCATTATGTTTTTGCATTTTTAATCCTATGTACAGAAAATTTTTAGCTTTTTTATACAGTCTATCACAAATAAAAATACAATCGCCGTTCTTTGCTGCTCCTGTTGAACGATATAGCATATTGTAATGCACTGAATCTATTTGTGTTTCACCATTCTTTCTTTGTGTTCGATACTCTATCGTCAATCCATTTTTATACCAGTCTGTTCGAATATCTTCAAAACTTTTTTCGTCAAAACTATCTTTGTGTAGCTCGATGTTATCTAAAATGTTATTAAGGTTATTTATCTTATTGTTATCTAGCTGTACTAATTCAAGCTCTTTATCAATTGCTTTTTGTACTCGCCTACATGCGTTTTCGTAGCTTTTGCTGCCTTCGTTAAAGCTGATTGATATAATATCTCTGGTACTACCGTCTTTTGACATCTTCAAACCGTTATCTTGTAAATAATATAAAAACAAAGAATTTATCATCATGGCTTTATTGTATGAAAATTCTCTTACACCAAGTATATATTCATACAATCGTCCTGCTTGAAACTTTTTTATTTTTACACCGTATTTACTCATTGGTTTCACCTAAATCAATAATCAATTCAAATTCATAAAGTTCTTGATGTTCTATTTGTTGTTTTACATATTCGTCTTTATATATGACATCACGTTCATTTTCGTAATGTAAACGTGCTCGATTACTTTTTGCATGATATTTTCTATCTGCCATTTCTTTCCATTTCATTGAATGATAGATTACCTCCTGTTGATAGTATATCATATAAGGCTTTTGTTGTCAATAGAAAAATATGGAAAAAATGGTAAAATATTATTTCATATGTATCATTATAGATAATCAAAAATGG